CTTGAGGTTGTATTCTTTGCATATTCTTCTCCATGCTTCGTCAGCGGTTTTAGATGACTGCATAATCTTTAGCATCAGTTCGACACGTTCTTGGTAGCCGACAAACACTTCGGTCTTACCCATCATCCAGTTATAAACAGTCTGTCGTGTCACACCAAGCACGTATGCAATCTTGGTTACAGGAAATTCCAAATAGATAGCCCAGCGCCCAAGCTGGTTGCCCGGACTTTTAGGCGCTGCTGCAACGGCATCTATAATTTTTTGAGAGTAGGCCATTAGTAGTCTTCGTTTACTGTGAGTCGATACTTGAACAGACCGCGCTTTACGTACTCGCGCTCAACGATGTGACCACCAAACTTTCGTTTGCGAAAATCACGCAGCCTTGCACTGACGCTTGCTTCAGGACATCCAACTCTTGCTGAAATTTGTTCTAGCGTTCTCCAGCGCCCGTCTTTCATGAGCGCCCAGACATTGAACAGTTGGGTCTTCAACCGCTCTTTGTCCCGTTCGGGATCGTAGGTCTTGCCATCAAACATAGCTTGCTTCTCCTTATAAAAAGTGCGGGGTCACTGAGCCTGTGAAACTTTCCGAAAGGATGCCCAGCCCCCGCTGCCGGTGTTATTAGCGCCACCTCCGGCTGGGCTATTGGGTGGGGTACTCGCTGCGTCCTTAGCCCCGAACGGTTGCCCTTCGGTCATTACCCGCAAGCGCATTCGGCATCCGCTTTCCCCCATGAACTTACTCGTCGTCCCAGTCAGCCACGATGTCGGCCAGCTTACCCTTCTTCTCAGGCACAGCGGATGGCTTCGCAGCATCCTTGCGAACTTCTGGCTCGGACTCGTCTTCTTCAACGACTTCGGCTTTCTTCTTGGTGGTCTTGGCCTTGGGTGCTGGTGCTTCCTCTTCGGCTTCAACGACAGGTGCTTTACCCGGCAGAGCAGGGGCGGCGTTTGATTTCACGCCATCTGTCTGCGCCACAGTCATCACGACTGCACGTTGTGCGTCTGTGCTGTCAGCTTGCGTCTTGACCACGGCGTACTCGTCATTGGTCAACCAACGGATCGGAGCAAAGAACAGCTTGGGTGACTCCGCTTTGGTATCGAACTTCATGCGGGTAACGATCTGCTCTGGGTTGATCGGCGGGTTGGACAAGGCCAGATGACGCGCAAATGCCTGAAGCGGGCGCTTGTCGCCGTCTTCCTTACCGAACACCGATGTCGCTGGCAACGTCAACTGCATGACATCACCGCCGGGGTTGTTCTCCAACACCACAGCCAGACGCTGCTGATAACGGCAAGCGCGGCTATTACCCTGACCCGAACCGGCTTGGTTCTGTGGGCACGACAGGCAGGTCTGCGCTTGTTTGTTTCTCGCACCGGCATCAGGCTTCTCACCATCGTTAGACCAGCAGTCAGGCGCAGCAGCGGCAGCATCCTTATCGTATGCACCAGCGTAAAAAATACGGCTGACCTTGGGTGCGGCCTTGACGATAATCACATCGAGGTGACGGTCTTCGATGGCAGCAATCTCTTTACCACCCGACACCAGACGGAACACGCCGCCCTTGATCGAGATGCGCTTGACGCTACCACCAGTGCCACCACCGGTTAAAGCCAGTGCGGTTTCAGACAGTTCGTTGTTACGTGCGAAGTCGGGTACTTGTGCGGGATTGAATACAGTTAGATCGGACATATAGATTCTCACTTAGTAGGTTTAGTCACACGAACTTCGAAGTCCGTGTATGCGTTTAATCCGGGTGGTACAAGCGCCGGATTTTCTTCAAGGAACCGCGCCATGTTGGCTTGCGCAATCCGTTTCTCCAACAGGTCTACGACATCGTGCTCGATGATGAACTTCTTGAACGAGTCCCAGTCCTGTGTGTTGTAACGGGTTTTGTTTACCAATGACACGGTACCAAAGGTGGTGTTGACCGACTTGACGCCAAGCGCCTTCATCTGGTCTTTCATTGCGAAACGAAGTTCGTCTTGCTGTGCTTTGAGTTGTTCCAACTTGGTGTCGTACTCTTGCGTCAGCGTGTCGATCTCCGTCTTTATCTTGCGATAAATTTTTGCGAGTTTATCCAGCGGAATGATCTCGTCACTCATTTGCTTCTCCTATTGTTTTTGTCTAGCGTTTGACAGATTACTGCGGTTTGGTTTTGATTGCAACCCCCTTTCACGTTTTTATTTCAGCGTTGAACATCTCCGTTAACAGAGTGTTATCTGTGACCTTGCCCTCCAGCGCCTTAAACATACGCTTCTCAATCGGACTGCCTTGAATGTGAATGACAGTGACTTTGTCTGAGTTCTGCCCCTTGCGGTCAGCCCGTGCGATGCACTGGATATATTGTTCAACAGACATCAACGGACCGAAGAACACCACCGTATCAGCCGCAGTCAGAGTGATACCGTGTGCAGTTGCTTGGGGCTGCATGACAAGCACTCGTGGGTCTTTCTCTGTCTGGAAACGTCGAATAATGTCTGCGCGTTTGGGCGGTGTGATGTCCCCGTGGATGACCTCAGCAGTGATGTTTCTTTTGAGCAAGTGCGTGTGTATGGTGCTGATGGTGCTGCGGAACAAAGCGAAGATGATGACCTTGCGCGAGGTCTCTTCCAGTATTTCCTCCAGCACTGAGAGGCGTGGGGCAGCATCGAACTCAATGACTTCCTTGTCGTCCGTGTATGCTGCACCGCATGATATTTGCAAGAGTTTAGATACCCCGGCAGCGGCATTCACAGCAGTGATGGTCTCCCCTGCTGCTTGCACCATCATGCGTTCTTTCAACAGGTTGTAGTACTTGGCTTGCTGTGGAGTAAGCGCCACTTCTCGTGTTGTTGTGAGCACAGGAGGCAAGTCAAGGCACTGCTCTTTGGTAAAGCGTATGGCGGGCTGCAAGGCTTCATGAACATCCTGCGCTGCGCTGGCCTTGGGCACCCACTTAAACTGCGTGACTTTGTTCATGACCTTGTCGCGCCAGCCTGTAAAGAACTTAGGCACACCATCAGGGTTGACCAGACGCGCCAAGCCGTACGCATCCGCAGGGGACTGCGATGCAGGAGTGCCCGTCATCATCCACAGGTGGGTGTTGGGTCCGACAATAGACTTCAACGCCTTCCAACGCTTGGTGGTCATGGTCTTGTATGCGTTGGCTTCATCGACAATGATTAGATCAAAGCGACCATCGTTGATGATCTCATCCGCAATAAGATTCAAGCCATCGTAGTTAGCGATCACGAACTCGTAGTCTTGCTGAACCATCTCGATACGGCGACTAGCTTGCGCGTGGTGCGCGATAACGGCAGAGCGATGGATGATGCTGTTGTTCAAGTCACCTAGCCATGCTGACTGCATGATGGAGAGCGGGCACAGAATGAGACAGCGCCGCACATCCCCACGTTGCATTAGGTAATCCGCAGCCCATAGTGCGGATAGCGTCTTCCCAGTGCCCGGTTCTGAAAAAACAAACGCTTTCTTATGCATAGTAAGAAACGCTGCCGTTTCAATCTGATGCGCCATCGGTGTGTATTTACCCGGCCAGTTGTAGCGTCGGGTAATAGGCGAAGGAACATCTTTGACCCCAAGGTTTTTGAGGACACGCGCCTCGTCAAGCCCCCAATAAACTGCGATCTCCGTTGTACCATCTGCGCTCCTATTGAGAACTTTGTGTTTAGGAATTACCCGATACTTATCGGGGTTGCGAGTGCGAAAGAGCAACGCTTTGTTATCGACAATCTGCATTTACTTCCCCTATTTATTATCACTTCTATTTGCTGACTTGCTGCGAACTCTGAGGTTGCTCTTTGTGGTTGTGCCGCCTGAACGCAGTGGCTTCTTGTGGTCTACATCTTTGCCGTCACCTTTAGTAACAGCGCCTGTCTTCTCCATCATGCGCCTAGCTTTGACTCGCTCGGCACGGTTTTTAATTTGCTCGGGCTTGCCGTGGTAGTTGTCGTACTCGGATTTGTAGTTGCGTGTCATTTGATTTCTCCAAAGAAAGCTTCTGTTGGGGGAAAGGCGTTCCAGTTTTGAACCGCCGGTACATAGGCATACACCGTGTCTGGCACCCCATCAACGTACGTTTCAATCCTACGTACGTCAGGGTTTATGTCAGCAAAAGACGCTATGCAACGAAGCATGTCTGGGTAATGCCCATTCGATGTGTGTAAATATCCGGTGTTGGTGTTGAAGTCCATACCGATGTGGTCTACTTCGCAAAGACAATCAAACATAATTAACTCCTTGGATGGTTGGCACAGGTGGTTACAGGACACCACGGGCATAGTGGAGAAGGTCTTGGGTTCCATACGCCTGTTGCATACGCCTGCTCGATACGAGCGATGCGCTCTCTGTAATCCCACCACGCTGGTGGTGCTTCGTCCACGGTCATACTCAGCTTGACCATGTCATTCTTTACTACGAACAACAGCGCAGCATTCACTTTGCGAATGTGCGGGAAGTGCGCAAACACCATCATGGCCATGAGCTTTAACTGTTCTCGGTCTGGGTATTTGTTGTTGCCTGTCTTGTAGTCCACAATCCAAGCTGTTAGGTTGTCGTCATCAATAATCAGTAAGTCTGCGATACCCCTGACCCACACAGCCTCATCCTTCCAGCCGCATGGGTTTAGGTCAATGGTCAGCGCCATCTGGTATTCGCATAGCTTCCTACCCGGCTTGGCCACCAATGCATCGAGCGTGTCTTTGACGAAGGCGAACTGCTCTGGGATGGGGGTACCATCCCGCACGTAGTCCTCTGCTGCCTTGTGAAGTTCGGTGCCGTACTTGGTGGCCTCGGTCTCTTTGAACTGGTAGTTCTTCAAGACACGAACTTCTTGGTAACGCTTGGCACAGCCCTCGTAATCCTTCAAGGCACTGTGCGACCAGACGACTTTATTTTTCATCGGTATCTCTCAAGGGTTCTTGGCAACGAATAACCGCGAGTCCTGCATGACCCATGTACCCACCGCAGACGGATGACCAGCTTTGTGTAAAGCAGGAAACTTCACCCTTGTGTGGGCAGTCTTTAGCGTGTAATGGGAAAGCACCCTCGGTGCTGTTGGGATACGGCTTAATTGCAACCGCCCTGTACGTTTCCATTCTTATTTTTTTATTTTCTTCATCGTAGTAAATTTCGGTAATCATTCAAACCTCGCAGAGTCAATGGCTTCTGACAGCCGGTGGGCAAACTCGGTAACAAACTTCTCGTTGCGGTTAAGTCGGTGCTCATCCATGTCGTACAGGATGGCATGTACCAACTCATGCCAGAACGAATCGTTCATTTCTTTTCTTGAGTACCGCCTACCAGTGACGCTGCTCTTCTTGCCAAGCTCAATACGGTTGCGGTCGTAATGCACTCGCGCCATGTCACCGTCTTTCAGCATCGTCTCCAGTATGTCAACGGTATACAGCTTCTTACCTACTCTGATCTTGCGTGGTAACTCTAACTTCTGTTTTCTGGTTTTATCCAATTGCTTCTCCTTTAGTTCTTAGCCATGCCATACCGCTTGTGTGTACCACCATCTGCTGATAACGGAATCCCCCGCATGTATGAAGGCTCCATAGTCATCTGCGCCAAAACCCAATCTAAGGCTTCAGCGGCTTCTCCTTCCGGCACCATGGCGATCTGTTCATCATGAACGGTGCCAACCACAGGGTATCTTTTAGATACCCGCAGCATCCCATCAGTCATCACAATACGTGCCAATGCCTGAGTAACATTGTTTGTTACTTTACCTGCGTACAACTTGGTAGCGTCTGGCCCGTATACCCACTGGCTCCTACCTTTATCGTCTGGTTCGATGCGTAAGTTTGGATAAAGCAGTTTCATCCCGTTGGGCAATTCGATCTCGCCCTTGCGGAAGATTAGACATTTATACACGAACTCCTCGCCACCGTAAAGACTGCGCTCGATCAAGCCTGTACACATTTCCCAAAAGGAAACAACCGGGTAGGCGGTCTTGCGGTAGATGTCGATGATGCGCTTGGCTGCGATGGCATGGAACACCAACTCCTTTAAGCTACAGGTGTGGGGTATGTCCCGCAGCTTCGCCTCGGTATCCCGCCAACTCAAAAACTCCTCCGCAAGTTTCTGGTTAGCTCCCAACTGTCTGGCAAATGTCGCCTCGTACCGCACAGGAGGAGCGCCCAGAAAGCCGGTCAGCAACTGGCTGGCAAAGCTTGCCCAGCCCAACCCATACCCGCAACCAAGCAACGCTGACTTGGCGCTCTGCCGTAGCTCTGGATGGCTTTCTTTGGTCATGTCAGGGATACGAAACATCTGCGCCCCGAAGGCAGCGTAGGGGTCTACCCCTGCGCGGAAGATACCCAGCATCTCGTCGTAGTCCGACAGCCATGCCAACACCCTCGGCTCGATCTGAGACAAGTCACCCACGACCAGTGCGTACCCATCAGGAGCCATGATCGCCTTGCGCAAGAAGCTGCCACGCTTTAGGTTCTGCATGTTGATTGCGCTCCCCTTGGCTGCCGTCCACCGCCCAGTAGTCGCACCGTAGTAGGCAAGCGGTACGGGCAGTGGACCACGGCTTGAGATGTCTAAGAATCTTTGCGCTCGTGTGCGCTCAGTCGTAGATTTAACTCGCAGTCGTGCTTCACATACGAGTCGGACATCTTCTTTGTCGCTATGCAATAGTGCTTGGAACATAGCGTCATTCTTAGCAAGTGCAAGCGTCTGCTTACCTGTCGTCTTACTCTTCTTGTATGGAACTGCACATCCCAGCGAAGCCAAAATATCCGCGAACTTAGGGTTACTCGCCAGCGTTGCATCGTCCACGTTAAGTCGCGCCAAAAGTTCTTCACGTGTTGTCCTTTCTTCTTCAATAGCTTGGAACAGCATCTGCTCATCGAGCACCAAGCGTGGTTGGGTGTACATCTTTAGCGTCATGTCGATTAACCGTAACTCAGATGCAGGGTAGCCATCGACTAAACGCTTAAAGATTTCTTCGCACAGGTACACATCATGGCGGCAGTAGTCCGCCAACTCCTGCTCAACGTGGAACGGTAACTCGTCAAGGTAGTTCTCTGACGAAGCCAGCCCCTGCCCCTTGGCCTCAAGACCGAAGTCTTCTGCCATCTTCTTCAAGCTGTTGCCAGCCTCGACACCGCGCACAGCACGACCCATGGACAGCGTGTCAAAGATAAACGCAGGATGACAGCCGTACACCCACGCCAGTATGGACACATCGAACAGCGCGTTCTGAGCGATGACTGCGGTCTTGCTCCAGTCAAAATCTTTCGCCCACTTCTCGATGTCACGGCCTCTTATCCATGTGGCAGGTAGCGGATCACCGTAGTCCTTCCAACACAAGCCCCATGCTTTGAAGCGTGGGTCACGCAAGTACTCTTCGTTCGTCTGGCAAGAGAAGCCCAGCTTCACAGCCCGCCCCCACGCAGTCTCGAAGTCAAGTACGATGATTCGTTCGTATGGTTTACTCAAGTGTTCTTCTCCTTCAGCTTGGCTTCGATGGCGCGGTAAAAAGCTCGCTCTACGTCAGTGAATAGCACATCATCTTCTGTGTAAATCTTCCAGAACTCCTTCAGCACTTCCTCATCCGTCAGCCCTACCCACGTATCGCCACGATCCCACGGCAATGGATGACCGGATAACTCATAAGCTTTGTGCCGCCAATTCTTGGCGCTCTCTTTGTATCGTTCGCAGTTCGGACATTCGCTCATGTGTTCTTCTCCTTCATAGTGCGGCGCTCGGCCTCCATCTCGCGCAAGTCCATAGCTACATCAGCTACCCCATGCCAATCGCATCGAGCAATCATTACTTGCATGTACTCAAGCAAAATGTCGCGCTGTGTTTCGTAATCTGAATAGTCTTTCATGTGTTCTTCTCCTTTAGTTTGGCTTCTATGGCTTGAGTAAGAGCAAAATGTTCGGTGCTTTGCGTAGTTAATTCTGCATCAAGGATGTCCATCCTTTCCGCTTCCGTCAGCCCCTGCCATTCGCGCTGTGGTGGGGCGGTGTAAAGCGGTACGTTGAACCCAACCTTTTGGTCATGCATCCACGCCACCGGCTCCGGTTCAGGCTGCGCGAGTCGGGCTGCTTCCCATCCTTCCCATGCCCAGAACGCAGGCGTATCTCGTTCGTATGGATTGTCCTCAATTAGCCCGTCAGAGTTCCACCACTTGTTAAATTCTTCTGTCATTTACTTCTCCTTGTATTCTTTTAGATTACTTTGTTTAGGCCATGGCAGAGAGCCTTGCCTTCTTCTTGAAAACTCACTCATTGACTCACACAAGAATAAGTTTGAAGGTCTGTTGTCCAAACCATCATTGTTTATATGTATTACAACCTCCCCTCTCTTTAACATTCTTCCAATCTGCTGGGCGCAAACCAGTCGGTGTTGAGCCGTGTACTTACTCACGTACCCCTCTCTCTTTCCAATCAAGACAAAATTATGGTTGGTTGCCTGTTGCAAATGTACGCCGCCTTTGAAGCCGTGAGAATTTGCCCCAGAGAAAAACTCTGAAGCGCATTTCATGGAGCACGTTTTCTGTGAAGCATCGTGCTTTGTGCTGCGAGGGTAAAACATGGTACCGCAAAGAGCACAGGGCTTTTCTTCAAATTTGCGTGAGCCTTCTACGTAACATTTCTTAGAGCAATACAGCCTCCATCCATCGCCACGCGTAGCGGTTGTTGATCGCGTTGCAGTAAACATACTGCCGCAGTTCTCGCACTCTTTGTCAATAGGTTGAACGCAGCTTTCTAAAAAGCATTTTCTACTGCAAAACTTGCGGGCAGCGCCGTGGTCAGGTCGTGCCATAAACTTGTCATTGCAGTTGACACATTTGTACTCAATCCTATCAAGCAACCCACTCTTGTTACGGCAGGTGATTGTGCAAAAACGAGATTTGTTTGCCCTGCTGTTCGGGCATTTGTATTCTTTTTTGCAGTGCTCACACTGTTTAATGACAGGTGGCCCATAAACCATTTGCTTCTCCTTGTTTTAGTTGAACTGCTCTTTTGGTGGTGCATCCATTGTGTTTACAAACACAAAGTAATCTTCGACTGACTTGATTAGATTGTGCGTCTCCATGTCGGTTGCGTTGAGTGATATGACTTCGTGTATCGGGCTGTCTGGCAGCGAGATAATGACAACCCCCTGTGCTGCATCTTTGCCGTAACACTTTGCCAGTGCTTCAATCAGATTACGAAAGTGTTCTCTCTCGTCCTCATTCATCTCCTCTAATCGCTTGGCAAAAGCTCTTGGATCAGACATGTTAATAACCTCCTTAGCTCATCTGTGTTGTCTTCACGGGCAACGAAAACGAAGCCCCCTGCTTTTTTAATACTTTCAATCTCCCGCTCTTGCAAAACCGTAAGCTTCCCCTTCCCTGCCTTGCACTCGATGGCCACGAACAAACCCATGAAGCACCCAATGATGTCAGGTACTCCAGAGCGCCCATATCCATGCGTAGCAGGGAAGAAGTAGTAGATACGCAACTCATCAAGTAGTTTGCGTACCTTCGCTTTCACTTTCGCTTCGGGGGTCATGTAGTTGCTTTCTCCTCATCTCTTGTACTTCTTCAAGTTCTTCTTCCGACATGTACTGCTCAAGTGTGTAGAACCGTTCATCACAAGCCAAACACCTGCGCTTGCGCACTACCATGTCCTCAATACGCCGCGTGTCGTAGGTAACGATCTTACTGTTGGCACAGCTTGGGCATTTCATTTTTTACCCCGCCATTCTTTAAGTGCTCTCCACCCTTCAAGCAAAAGCACACCATTAAATATCCACAACAGTAAAACTCCCGGAATAATTACCAACCAAAACAAAATGTCACTCATAACTTATGACCTCTCATCTGTCTGCACAACTCACGCTGTGCGTTATCAAAGTCCGGGCTGATCTCCGATACACCGCAAGGTAGCTTCGGGGGCTGTGTCAGCGCACGATGTCCCCAGTACACAGAGAACAACGCAACGCTGACATAGAACGCCACGGCTATTGCCGTTGCCCACTTCATTTAATTAACGCACCGAAGCGCGTAGGGCTACCCACCGTCATGAACATCTCAGCCGCTTCTTTGGCTTCTTCATCGGTCATGTTGTTCAGGTCTATGGTTCTCCCGTCCAACGTCTGCACCGCTTCAATACCGCCCATGAGTTCTTTGTTCTTCTCAAGGAAGTCCACGATGAACTGTCGTGATGTACGTATTTCACTCATTATTCTGCCCTCGCTTTCATCATTGCATCCGCAAAGCAATACGCTACGTCTGCTATGTTTTCACAATCGTCTTCGTAATCCCACTCGTACTCCTTATGGTAGATAGCGTGTACTTCTTTGACCATATTAAACGCCACAGGCAACGCTGCTGTCGCAAAGTAATCGCGTAAGTCCATGCCCTGCTGGCCCGTCATGTTTGGAAATGCTTTCATTCTGTCTTCCCCTTTATCAAGTCGATCATCTCGCAGTAAGCCGCTTTGCTGGCCTCATGCGTCTTGGCTGTTATCATCTCGTGCGCTACCTTGAACAGATCAGAGAGTTTGCGCAGTGCTTGGGCTGCTTCGTTGTCCATCTCACCACGCGCATTGTCGTCAAGGTAGTCTGCGAGTTCTCGCAGTGTTGGTTTGGTTCGTATGTTCACCAGAGTGCCCTCCCATGTGTGGCTTCGGTTGGTTTAACTTCTTTCTCCTTGGCCTTGGTCACAAGCTTCCAGCCCGGCTGGACAAATTTCTCTGCCTCATGCCGGTCATGGAACTTGCGAAACAAAACCCCCTCGTCATCATAGACCCAGAAGCGCATCATGCCTCTCCCACCATGGCCTTGATGCGTTTGTACAGCGCCATGACCTGCGAGAAAGAAAGTGTTGATAGTAGTTGGTCTGGGTCAAAGGCAGGGGCTGGCTCTGTGCGTCTGGTTATGGTCACCAGCTTCTTCTCTACGCCATCCTGCGTGTTGAGCGCGGCAATGCCTGCCTTCGTTTGTTTCTTCTTGATTGCGGGCACAGCTACTTTCTTTTTCTTACTCGCCTTGATCGGTGTGTACTCAGGTTGTAGTGCGGTGTAGCGCCCGTTGTCATCCCTTGTGACCATACCGCAGTGGTACATCTGCGTAAGCAGTGAACCTATAGAAGCCGCATTGAACCCACGGTTGGCCAGCATACGGGCGATGTCTTTGTGTTGCAGTCGTGGGTTGTCTCGCACCGCATTGAACGTCTCACGGCTGACGTTGTTGGTGGGCTTGAACGCATGGGGCAGCGCAGGTCTTGCGTCATCCCGTGGGTCTTCCTTCGCCCAAGCGTTGACGATGGTCTTGATGTCTTCTGGTGTAGTTGTACGTGTTTGCATTTGCTTCTCCTGTTCAGTTTTTTTGGCTAGTGCGATTTGTAATGCAGTGGCTAGGTCAGACATGATTACCTCAACATAAGTGACATACCAAGTACGTAAATGATGATGCCCCCTGCAACAAAGGCCACCATCTGCCAGTTTGTTTTAGCTGCCGCAGTGGGTCTCCACTCCCCGCCTAGTAATGCATCTTGCAGTGCAAGCTCATCTTCGTCCTGCGTTGGGCGTGGCGGTTCGTAGTACACGCCGATCTTTATCTTGCCTGTGTCGTACGGCGTGACACGTGGCTTGTCGGTGAACGGCTTGTCTAATGTGTTGTCGTGCATAGTCCCTCCGAGTTGGGGTTAAGGAAATTAGAACTTAAATTACTACGGGTAGTGTGTCAATAGGTAAGTGCCTACTTCGCCTACAAGATACCTAAGAACACAAAGAACAGTAGCCCTATGAGGCATACCACACAGAAGATCGTCAACAGTGCATCCTCATCCCAATCATTGTCATCCATCTCACACCCCCACAAAAAGAAAGAACAACACGGCCACCACTGTACCAATGACCGCACCCCCTACTGCTGCAAGCAGCATCGTTATCTCGCTGTCTTCTAAATACATTTGCTTCTCCTTTCAGGTCAGTAGGCTGTGCGCTTGTTCGCGGGTCAGCGGGATTGTCGGTGTGTCCATATCAAACCGTTCTTCAATGTTGCCCAGTATCAGGCGCAGGTACGGCTGCTCGTCGGTATCAAACGGTACGGTCAGTACCAACTCTAAGATCAGATCAGGCGTATTGATCAGCGTGGCTTCATAGTCGCTGTACCCATAGCCGTTCTCTGCCGTTGCTATTTGCGTGGCTTCTAGTTTCATTTACTTCTCCTTTAAAAAAGGGGTCAACGTGACCCCATTACACACTCATGCAAAGTGCAACTCATTAAACAGCGAGTCGAGTATCAAGTCCACATCCTCGCCATGCTCCAGACACTCAAGCGCCCAGTCAAGTGACGAAGGCTTGAGACCCTTGAAGTTCATATGCCGTAGCGCCAGCCCTGTATCGTCAGGCCAGATAGACTCGGCAACCATATTGGCCAGCGCATCGTAGTACCCATACTGCGCATCGAGCACGGCATCGATAGCATCCTCGCGTCTGAAGTCTGGCTCGGCATCAGTGGAGTCGTATGCGTACTGGCTCGTGGTCTTGTAGCTCTGCCACCAGTTGCCTGTGCCATAAGACATAGGCTCCACCACCGATGGGTCACGCTCAACAGGCAGCGCATCCCAGTCAACAGTCAAGACCGCAGCAGCAAGGTTGTTGTAGTACACAAGGTCAAGAGACTCCTCTTGCGTATGCTCACGGGCATAGCCCACCGATATGTTGGTGCACTCTGGGATGATGTCGGTAAACTCTGCGGTATCTGTGTACACGCCAGTGTCATCGTTCAACATCATCAGTGCGTCATGCCCATCCATCAGTGCGTCAGCCAAGGCAGAGCCGAACGTATCAGAGCAGCACCTACCCCAACCCTGATGCGTGATGACGCTGTCAATACCACGCCTGTCGAACGCTATCGCACGATCAAACTCACGCAACAAGTCAGGCATCTTGTCTGCCAGATACCTTGCACCTACACCACCGCGCTCTTCACCTTGCGTGAAGACATAGTAGCCACGCACATTAGCGTGTATCAGATGCATCAACAGCGCGACACCTGCACCGTCATCCGCACCCAGTACGTCACCCTTAGCCCGCCAGTGTGTCTTGGTCTTGGCGATCTTGTTCTTGCCCTCGTTACGATGCACCGTGTCCACGTGTGCTACGAATAAGGTGCGGTGTGATGCCTTGACTCGGTTGTCCACGTGTAGGTTACCTGCACCGTCATAGAACGCTGCTTTGTTAAGCTCAAGTGGTAGCTGTTCGCGTAGCCACTGTGTGAATCTGACGTTGGTTGCTGACCCATGTGGGCGCTTGATGGATAGGGCGGTGTTCAGTACCTTGCCCAGTACGTTAGTTGCTTTCATATTAGTTCTCCTCGTTGATTGTGATGTACTCGTGCGCATGGTCAGGGTGTACAGCCAAGCCACACTCGGTCTCGAATGGCGATACCTCATCGCACAGATACCACTTCTCGTCATGCTCACACTGCCATGCGTCTTGCTCAAGCGCCATGTCACCGTTCTCTAACTCAACGCAGTCATCACGATGCTCGGTTGTACATGAGTGGTTGCAATGCACCCAGCAGTCATCATCGCTGTGCACCCAGATGTCACGGTAGTCAAGATGCACCGCATCGTCCTGATGCACATAGTCACCGCAGTCAAGCTCAACGATGTCATAGCGGCTCAAGTACTCAGGGTCATAGTACTCACCGTTAACCTCAATCGCGTCACCGAGGTAGATGTAGTACTCGTCACCACCACGGCCATGCACTAGTATGTAGTCACCGATGCAGCACTCACCGACTGATCTGTCACCGTAATACCCGATGCTGTATGTCTCATCCTCATGCACACGATTACCGCAGTCACCGCAAGAACAACTTGATGAATTACTGGCATGGCCGTCAGTGCGATCACACTCGTACTCACCATTGCGGGTAATCAACAGATACTCGCCCTCATCAGACACGTACTTGACATCACCATCGATGTACGGCGCCCAGAAGTCATCGTGATACCTGCCCTCGGTTATCTTGGCAAGCTTGAGACCTACCCAGTCGTGTGTCTTGGTATAGCCTTGGTCACGCAGCCACACCTCGATAGCCTCATCGCTGTGTGAGTACTGGTTGCTGTTGTCTCTGCGTGTGTAGGAACGCACAAAGGTCTTGCTCTCGATGTTGACTAAGCACCGCGCAGTGATGAGTTCACTTGCACCCAGACGCACAGCAATACGCCAGCCATACTTGGGGTCATACACCTCATACGGATGCGTCTCACCATCGTGAAGACCTTCCCACCGCATACATGAGTGCGGCCCATCCTGCACCGCTTGCACGATCTTGGGAACCGTATCCCACAGCACAAACTTATACGGCACGTGGCGCATGGCAATGTCGCGCACCCAGTGGTCAGGCATGGTAGGGAAGTGTCGCGCTATGTACTTGCCAACAGATGTAACCGTCTGTCTGTCAGCGTGGCCGTGTGCGTCTGACCTTGTGTATGCGATGCGTGATGGGTCAGAGTCAGCAGCATGGGGGTGTTCGAGTACAAGCAGATGCCAGTCTGCGGGGGGTGCTAGGGTTACGGCTTGCTGTATCGCAGGATGCACGGGCGATGAGCCATACTCACGAGAGAACCACGTGCGGTAGTTGTCAGGGTTCTTGTCGGGATACTTGGGTTTGTAGTTATCTGGCAGGTCATCCCAGCCGTAGTTCGTGATGTGACGGCCAACCAGCGCGCGTTCGTTCAGGATGTGGGCTAAGTCTGTCATCCATTCCCAACGACTAATGCCGCAGTACTCTGCGGGTGTGTACTTGCTCATGGTGTTTCCTTTCGGGTTGTGTTGCGTTAAGTGAATGGCCTGATTAACGGGTCAGGCCGACCCGTTTTTGTTTACCGTAGATCAGCGAACCAATTACCCTGTGCCATCTCTGCATCGAGCCGCTCATCGAGCGGGATAAACTTCTCAAACAAATCCATGAAGGCAGTCAGGATGCGCTCCTGATTATTCAAGTCAGCGTACATGTACGCCTCGGCCAAGCGGGAGGCAAAGCCGCCACCTGTGCGCTTCATTGCATGGGCTGCTGCGAATAGTTGTTCTGATGTGTATTTCATGGTGTTGCTCCTTTCGGTTGGTTGTGGTTACAGGACGGCTATGTACTTACTCAGGACATCGAAGTCTTCTCTGGGTATCTCGCGCCAGCCATCGTTGCGGATTATTGTGTGGTCAGACCAGTAGCCTTCCTGTTCTTTGTCCCAGTCTGCGCGAGTACAACCGCGCCACTCCATTGCTACCTTCTTGACGTACTTGTCTGGGCTACCCTTCGTGTGGAACAGGAACTTGTCGGTGTACTCCATCTCACCGTTGATCTCCTCAATTCGGCCTAAGTAATACTTCATGGTGTTACTCCTTTCGGTTGGTTGAATTTCGGGTCAGGCTGACCCGTTTTGCTGCACTACATATAGATTATACTACATCTAGTTCTGGCCTCTCGAATTTGTACAGGCCATGCCACGTGTGTGGTACGGCTTCGCTTGGTTTCATCTCGTGCATACGGGTCAGTGCTTGGCGCATCTGGTTGTACTTCAGTCGTATGGTTTGGTTGGTTGGGGCGATGTCTAATTCCTGTTTGACGTAGGCGATCTCCTTTTCGGTTCGTTTGATTAAGCGTGTCAGTGCTGGGTTGTTCTTGATCGGGCGTTGTGTTCTTTGAAACGGTATCTTTCGCTTGGCCTTGGGCGTGTGCGGTATGGCATTGAACAGGTCTGTGACCTGTGCTTTTACTCTTGCAGGAACCCAGTCAGTCCAATGAATGCCGTTGTTGGGAATCTGCCGCTTGCCCTTTGCGTTATGCCATTTGCTGTAAGCACTGGGCGTTGGTTTGGGAACTTCGGGGTTGTTTTGCGCTGCCTCGATGTCTGCCCTGACCTTCTCTACTATCAACAAGTAGGCTCCGAATGCTTCGATCTTCTCGGCTTGCCCCTGCGTCTGGGCGTACTTCAGGCCTTGCCTGACGTTGTTGTATTCGTAATTTAAATCCCTAAGCAAAACCGCCCAGAGTTTTTTCCGGTGTGTTGCCGTGATCTTCTCGGCTCGGCGTTGACTCTTGACGTTGCGTATCTCGTCTCGCAGGTTGTTTCTCAGGTGGTGTTGGTCTGGGAATTTGCGTAGCAGTGCGCTGTCGATCTTGCGCTGGACTGCGGTGTACATCCATTTGTGCATGATTACTACCCTTTTTGATGTTGGTATCCTTGCAAGTATCCATGACTACTACAGGTGGACAAGTTTTTGGACAGTGCTTTCGCAGTGTGGGTGCGGGTGAAACCAGAAACAGGCACGTTTATATATCTGTTTCGAGAAACAGTATAGCCCAAGCTTTTTAAAAAGAACAAAAGTTTTTCGCTGTCCGCACGTATATACAAATACTCTCCTATACATATACATATAATTAAATAGATAGATAGATGTGCCCGTTTTTTGGATACGCCTTGATGGCGCTACGTTTTCGCTGTCTTTTTTCTTGTCCACTTGTAGTAGTCATGGATAGGTGGAAAAAGGGGTCATTTTGACCCCTTTTTTGTAGTAATCTTCATTCCACCCATTTCATGCCGTATACGGATGGGTAATACTCGCCGGTAAAGCCCCTGTCTCCCATCTCTTTCACGTATACGCGGCCAGTGCTGCCGCTGTGTCGTGGTTCTTGCCAGCCTGTGACAATGGCTGCTTCCCCTCTGAAGTCGTGCGCTACGTCACCGGTCTTGACTTCGATGCCTGTGGATTCTTTGATGAGTCGCATGATTAGTTCCCCTTATGCGTACAGGTTGCGGTAGGCGAGGTTGCTGTTACGCAGTTCGCCCAGTACTTTGCCCAGTTCTTTGGCTCGGCTCTTGTTGCCCGTCATCCATGCAATGGACTGAGCTTCTTGTAGTTCGCGGAACTCTCGGACTTCATCGGCTGTCAGGCGCTTGAAGGTATGGCGGGTGTATTTTTGGTATTCCATGATGATTCCTTTCGGGTTAGTAGAACAGGGATAGAACAACGGCCATCACGGCGATGGTCAGGAAAAATGCGGTAGTGATGTGGATTTTGCGGTTCATGATTAACGCCTTTCGATTGTGGTTAGAATCGAGCAACAGTTTGCAGCCAGTCCATTGCATCGGACTTCCGGCTGTATTCGCGGTCAAGCCGCCAGAGCGAGTCGCTTGCCTCTGGCTTTAACTTCTCACATACCTGCCAAACAACGCGCTCAGTGGTTCCGCCGTTGTAGTTTGACTGCCGCACCAAATAGAATCGGCCTTGCTTGGCTTTGATGCTGTCTTCGCTTGGGGTTCTCATGTGCTTCCTTTCAGTGGGTTAGACAGATAACGGAACACCGGCCAAGCCTCTCGCCGCTGCCCCGTGGAAAAAAACGGGTCACGTTGACCCGAAAACTCATGCCAGCGCCTTGATGACGGCGCGCTGCTGCTTCGCATCGAGCTTGTTGAAGGCTTTGATGATCGCGTCTACTGGGTCAGTCTTGCCTGATGACGCGCTACGCGTCTCGCCCTTGAGGGCGTTCATCACATCGCGCACTCGGGTCTTCAGGAACTCGTACCGCTCGTGGCTCGTATCCAGCATGACCTTGCCCGTTGACGATTCGTTCCAGCCCTTGCCCGCCGTGAGTGCTTCGCATACCGCCTTGATGACGTACGGTCTCTGCGCCTCTGGCGTATCAAGGCCAAGCGAGTGCATGGCTATGAGCAGATCGTCTTGCTGCGTGAGGTACTTGGCGACGAGTGTGTTGACTTGCTTTTGAGTAGCGTTTGACATGGTATTTCCTTTCGGTTGTGGTTGTCTGCCAGTGGCGAAGTGCCATTGACGAGACCCATTATCCGAAGTGCCCCGTTTGATCGACGGATACGGGGTCAATTTGCCCCGAAAAAGGCCATATCTCGACCCCACCGTACCCCCACCACCCCCTTTTGGCAGCTTGGGGGCGCTCCGCATATAACACTATTCCGTAACCATCCTCACCATTCCCGTTTTCACCTTGATAACGCCACAATCACTACTACAAAACCCCCACTATTATTAAAAAATTCACAACATATTTGTCAAACGTTGGACAAATACAGGCGTAAAAAACCCGCCGAAGCGGGTTGTGAATAAGTTGCGGTTGCGATCCGCGCAGAGCACCGGGATTAAGGCCAGATAACGTGTTGTGCGCACAAGGGACGTTAGAGCTTTCCACTGACCGGCTTCATCCTGCCTTAGTTCACACTTGTATTATACGAAAAAAAGCCCCCGGTGACCGCCGGGGGCAAATATGCCCGTATAGAGCAAAGGAGAAGCAAACGCCAAGAGTTGCCACTTGCGCACTTGCTTTACACACTATACACTCCGCGCAACGAGGTACGCAAGGGACCTGCGCATGTTGGATCACCTAATAGAATTCACCCCCGATGTGGACGACGACTCCGCTGGCTTCGTCACGCTTGAAAAAACACCCCCGTCCAACATCGTGGACGCTCAGGTAGATACGGCGGACTGGTTAAAGAGTTTGGGCGCAGCCAGCGACGAGGTCGCCAATGAGTTGGAGTCCCAAGCAGCCAGAACAGCCTTCACCAATATCGTCACCGCCCAGCCCGACGAGCACTCCCGTGCTGCCTTGGCTGAAATCAAAACCCCCGCTGCGGTACAACACCTTGTTGGAATGTTAACGGCATACGATTGGGAGTTCATCAATCAGGCCAAAGAACTTCGCGGGTACACGGTGGCCAAAATATTGGAAGAAACCAACCACCCAACAGCCAGCGTACGGCTTAAAGCATTGGCGCTTCTAGGCAAGGTCACGGAAGTAGGGCTGTTCACCGAGAAGATCGAGATTAAGAAGACAGAGTTGTCCGACGCTGAACTGGAAGCGCGGATCAAGGAAAAGCTGGGCAAGTTCGCCAAGATCGTGGACATCACGGATGTCAGAGAAGTCGAAGAAATAGAATGTCAAAGTGTAGACAATGAACCCAGTACTGAGTCCTGAAGAGATAGCGGCGCTCCAACGCGCCCTCCCAACGCTGACTCCACGGGAGAAAGCAGAACTACTTGCCGACTTGGAAGAACGCGCTGCCCGCGCCAGTAAAGTAATCGGTAGGGACTCCATGCTTGGGTTTGCCACCCACGTGTATCCGGGATTTAAGATCGGCCCCCACCACCGGAAGCTCTCAAAGATCTTTGAGGATGTAATTAACGGCAAGAAAAAGCGGGTGATTATTAATATTGCACCGCGCCATGGTAAATCCGAATTCTCCAGCTACCTGTTCCCTGCGTACTTCCTCGGCAAGTATCCCGACAAGAAGATCATCATGGGCACCCACACGGCGGGCTTGTCGGAAGACTTTGGACGGCGGGTGCGAAACCTGATTGAGTCGGAGGAGTACCAAGAACTTTACCCAGATACGCGGATTGCAGATGACCAGAAAGCAGCAGGAAAGTGGAGTACCGGAGCCGGAGGTCAGTATTATGCAGCGGGTGTCGGTGGTGCTTTGGCTGGTCGCGGTGCTGACTTATTTGTTATTGATGACCCTCACTCTGAACAGGATGTAAAGTCCAATAGCCGTCTGGCGTTCGATACGGCGTGGAGTTGGTTCCAGACAGGCCCTCTGCAACGTCTGATGCCCGGTGGGGCAATCATTGTGATTATGACCCGATGGTCATTGCTTGATCTAACCGGTCGGCTTATAGACTACCAAACTAGAAACCCAGACGCGGAGCCGTGGGAAATCGTGGAACTCCCCGCCATCCTGCATGAGAACGACGAGAACGAGAAAAGCCTGTGGCCAGAGCAGTGGCCGCTGGAGCAGCTAAAGAAAGTCAAAGCATCGCTCGACCCCCGGTACTGGAACGCCCAGTACATGCAGAACCCCACCTCAGAAAACTCGGCCATCATCTCGCGCAAGCACTGGCGCATCTGGGAAAGCGAGAACCCTCCGCAGTGCGAGTACATCATCCAGTCATGGGATACGGCGTTTGAGACCAAGAACAACTCCGACTATTCAGCCTGTACGACATGGGGTATTTTCTATAATGAGGAAGAGAACGACACGCCACAGCTAATCCTGCTGGACGCGTTCAAAGAGCGGATGGCGTTTCCAGATTTAAAACAAGCGGCGTTAAAGCACTACAAGGAGTGGGAGCCGGATGCATTCATTGTGGAGAAAAAGGCAGCAGGTGCCCCGCTTATTCAAGAACTTCGGGCAATGGGTATTCCAGTTCAGGAGTTCTCCCCCAGCCGGGGTAACGACAAACATGTCCGACTCAACGCAGTCGCGGATCTGTTCACCAGCGGAAAAGTCTGGGCACCTGATACCAGATGGGCAAGAGAAGTTATTGAAGAAGTAGCGGCCTTCCCGGTTGGCGAACACGACGATTACGTGGATACTACGTCGCAAGCACTGCTACGCTTTAGGCAAGGGGGGTTCATTACCCTTGATACCGACGAAAAAGACGAACCCATATACCACCGCGCCAGAAAAGCGGCGTACTACTAAGGACAAATCATGCCAATTGATAAAGCAATAAACCAAGCCCCTGCCGGGTTGGATGCGCTGGACGCGGAGAGCGATGAGCCAGCATTGGAGATCGAGATCGTTGACCCAGAAGCGGTCAGCATCAAGGGTCCGGGCTTTGAGTTGGACGTTCTAAAAGCTGAGGTTGAGGACGATTTTGATGCCAATCTGGCAGAAGATTTGGATGAACGGGCGATTGAGTCGCTGGCATCTGACCTGCTTGACGACATTGAGAACGACAAAAACTCCCGCAAGGAGTGGGAGAAGATGTACGTCGAGGGCATTAAGTTGCTTGGTCTTCAGATAGAAGAGCGTACAGAGCCGTGGTCAGGCGCGTGTGGCGTGTTCCACCCCATGCTCTCAGAAGCAGTGGTGCGCTTTCAGTCTGAAACCATTTCAGAAACATTCCCAGCACAAGGTCCTGTGCGTACCAAGATCATTGGTAAAGAAACGCCGGAAGTAAAAGAAGCCGCAGCGCGTGTGGAAGAAGATATGAACTTCGAGTTGACCGAAGTGATGTCGGAGTACCGCCCAGAGCACGAGCGCATGTTGTGGAGCCTGCCAGCTACCGGCTCGGCGTTTAAGAAGGTCTACTACGATCCCAGTTTGGGACGCCAAGTGTCGATGTTCGTGCCAGCAGAAGACGGCATCCTGCCGTACGGCGCAACAGATATGGACACCTGCCACCGCTTCACGCACGTGATGCGCAAGACCAAGAATGAGATCATCAAGTTGCAGCAGGCGGGGTTCTACCGTGACGTTGAGTTGGGCGATCCTGATCGCAAGGTAGAGGACATTCAGAAAGCCAAAGATAAAGAGACAGGCTTCTCTGATCTGAACGACGACCGTTACACACTGTATGAGTGCCACGCTGACTTATATATTGAGGACGACAAACACGCAGATGTGGACGAGGACAAAGAACACACAGAAGTTGCGCTGCCATACGTCGTCACATTAATTAAAGGCACCAACGAGGTGCTGGCCATTCGCAGAAATTGGAAGTATGACGACCCCCTGCGTTTGAAGCGTCAGCACTTTGTGCACTACCAGTACATCCCCGGCTTTGGTGCGTATGGCTTTGGTCTGTTCCATTTGATCGGCGGCTTTGCAAAGAACGCGACTTCGTTGATGAGACAACTCGTTGATGCAGGTACGCTTTCAAACTTGCCGGGCGGATTAAAATCCAGAGGCTTGAGAATCAAGGGCGACGACACACCTATTGCTCCGGGTGAGTGGCGTGATGTGGACGTAGCATCAGGTAACATCCGCGACAGTATTCTACCTCTGCCATACAAAGAACCGTCTACAGTTCTCTACAACCTGCTGGGCACAATCGTTGACGAAGGCCGTCGCTTTGCAGCGACTGCGGATATGAAAGTCTCCGACATGTCTGCGCAGGCTCCAGTGGGCACAACACTGGCGTTGTTGGAAAGACAGTTGAAGGTTATGACGGCAGTACAAGCGCGTGTGCACTACACACTAAAGCGCGAGTTTAAGCTGATTAAAGAAATCATTCGTGACTACACTGACCCCAACTACGAGTACACACCTGAGTACGGCAATAAGAAAGCCAAGCGTGAAGACTACGACAAGGTAGACCTGATCCCGGTCAGCGATCCGAATGCAGCGACGATGTCGCAGCGTGTGGTGCAGTACCAAGCCGTCATTCAGATGGCACAGATGGCTCCGGATATTTACGACCTGCCGTTCTTGCACCGTCAGATGTTGGAAGTGCTGGGTATTAAGAACGCAGAAAAACTCGTGCCGTTGGAAGACGATCAAAAACCACGCGATCCTGTGGCTGAAAACATGGCTGTGCTTAAGGGTAGACCAGTCAAAGCGTTCTTCTACCAAGACCATCAGGCGCATATTCAAGTGCACATGGCTGCGGTGCAAGACCCTGTTATTCAGCAGATTGTCGGCCAAAACCCAAGAGCACCGCAGATTCAAGCAGCAATGATGGCGCACATTGCAGAGCACGTGGCTTACGCATATCGTCAGAAGATCGAGCAGCAGATGGGTGTGGCTCTCCCACCAGAAGACGAGAAGTTGCCCCCGCAGATTGAAGTTGCGCTGTCTTCGATGATGGCACAAGCCGCGCAGCAAGTACTGCAAGAGAACCAAGCGCAAGCCGCACAAGCGCAGGCGCAAGCACAGGCACAAGACCCTGTCATTCAGATGCAGATGGCAGAGCTTGAGATCAAGAAGCAAGAAGTCGCGCTGAAAGAGAAGAAGATGGCTACAGACGCGGCAGCTAAAGCCGATGAGCTTGAGCTTAGGAAACAAGAAGTTGAAGCACGTATGGAGCTTGAAGGCTTTAAAGCAGCTACCACCATGCAGCAGCAGAAAGAAAACATCGCTGCACAACAAGAACGCGAAGGTGTTCGCATGGGTATTGACATCGCCAAAACAAAATCACAGGAGAATAAAACTAAATGATGGACAACTTCGCAAGCGTACTGCGCGACAAGATACGCAAAGACATGAACGACTACACGGACGACATGGCTAATGGCGTCTGCACAGATTTCGCCTCTTATCAAAAACTCTGCGGGGTAATTCAGGGTCTTGCCCTCGCAGAGCGACACTTACTTGACCTTGTAGAAGCAGCAAACAAAGAGGACGAAGACGATGAGCGATCTATTACTACCTCCGGGAATTCAAATGCCGGAGCCAATTCAACAAGTCGAAGAGCCAACAGAGGAAATCCCTATTGAAGAGCGCGGGCGGATGTTACCCAAGCCAACAGGATGGAAGATTCTTTGTGGCGTTCCTGATGTGTCAGATAAGTTTGAGAACTCCAGCATAGTTAAAGCAGAGTCGGTTATGCGTCAGGAAGAGCACTCGACAACGATTCTGTTTGTGCTGGATGTTGGTCCTGATGCGTATAAAGACACGGCTAAGTTTCCAAATGGACCTTGGTGCAAACCGGGCGACTTTGTGTTGGTACGTACTTACTCCGGTACTCGGTTCAAGATTTATGGAAAAGAGTTCCGTCTGTTGAACGACGACCAGATTGATGCGGTCGTGGATGATCCACGCGGTATTACCCGCGCTTAACAGGAGCAACCTATGTTAGATAAGTTTAAGTTTCCGGACGAGGAGGACGACAAAAAAGTCGTCGTATCTCAAGAAGACGATTCCGTAGTCATTCAGGCAGATGCCGAAGATGATGTCGAAATTGAAATATTTGATGACACCCCTGAAAAAGACCGTGGCCGCAAGCCATTGGACAAAGAGGTGGCAGACCCGACTGACGACGAAATCGAAAACTATTCGGAAAAAGTGCAGACTCGTATTAAAGAGTTAACACACGCCCGTCATGACGAGCGCCGGATGAAAGAAGCCCTTCTGCGAGAAAAGCAGGAGATGGATAAGCTCATGGCGTACCTGTCTGAAGAGAATAAAAAACTCAAGCAGACGGTCAATCACGGGCAGGAAGTTTATATTTCCACGGCAACGGATGCAGCCGAAGCACAACTGCAAGCTGCCCGCCGTCAGCTTAAAGATGCCCAAGAGTCATACGACACCGACGCCATTATTGAAGCCCAAGAAGCTTTGATGGAAGCAAAGGTTAGACTGTCTCAGGTAAAAAACTTTAGGCCAGCCCCTTTACAAGAAGACGAACCTGCGGTACAACGTGAGCTATCTCAACCCCAGCAGGTTGCACCGGACGAGAAGACACTGCGCTGGCAGGCAAAAAACCAGTGGTACGGTCAACCGGGGTTCGAAGAATACACCAGCTACGCACTAGGGCTGCATCACAAGCTAGTCAACTCGGGGGTAGACCCTCGCACCGATGAATACTTCGCCCAAATCGATGGGCGTATGCAGAAGACGTTCCCCGAACTATTTGGCGGGAATGCTGAGAAAACGCCAGAACCTATACAGGTTCAATCTGAGGCTCCAAAGAAACCTGCGTCCGTGGTTGCTCCAGCGTCTCGCTCGTCTGGAACAAAGAAAATCCAACTGTCCCAACGGCAACTTGCCTTGGCTAAAAAGTATGGACTAACCCCGCAGCAGTACGCTGCTGAAGTAGCTAAATTGGAGATTTAAGATGGCTGATACTCGCACTCCTCGTGATCTCGTTTCACGCGATAAAACCGCACGTGCTGTTTATGTACCACCTTCAGCACTGCCTGATCCAACCCCAGAACCGGGCTGGTCTTACCGGTGGGTAGCAACCCACGTTAACGGTCAAGCCTCCCCGAATTTCTCCATGCGTATGCGTGAAGGCTGGGTGCCGGTCAAAGCGGAAGATCATCCGGAGCTTATGCTTCCGGCAAATGAAAAAGGTGAAGTCGCCCACGGTGGGCTGCTGTTGTGCAAGATGCCAACTGAGATGGTGCAGGCCAGAAACCAGCATTACCAGAAGCAATCTGAGAACAATATCGAAGCCGTGGACAATTCGTTTATGCGCCAGAGTGATGCGCGGATGCCTTTGTTCAATGAACGTAAGTCAACGACATCTTTTGGTAAAGGTAACAAGTAGTCCTTTTATTAACTAGGAGTTAAATCATGGCACAAACTGCGCCTTATCCAACAATCGCTGCCCCTTACGGGCTACAGCCGATCAATTTGATCGGTGGTCAGGTGTTTGCTGGTGCGACTCGTCAGTTGCCAATCACCGCTACCCCCGGTAATGGTGTTGGGTACATCAGCTACAACACCCCGATTTATAACGGTGATGTAGTTCAACTGAGTTCCGCTAACAGCACAATTATCATCTCGACTCTGGACACTGATACTTCGCCAGTTGCTGGCGTCGTTGGCGTGTTCCTTGGCTGCACATACACAAACCCTGTGACCAAGCAGAAGACCTTCAGCCAGTACTGGCCCGGTTTTGCGTCTGGTGTAACAGATGCGTATGCGTACGTTGCGGATGATCCCGACCAGCTTTACAAAGTCGCTTCGGTTGGCAACACCATCAATACCACCGGTCTGGTTATCAGCGCCGTTCAGCAACTTGTTGTGGGCAATAACGCCACACTGATTCTGAATTCGCCTAATACCACTGCTGGTAATTCAAAAACTGGTGTGTTTGCTAATGCTGTAAGCACTTCTCTGCCAATGCGTGTAGTTGATGGTGTCCTTGATACTGCAACCGCAAACGGGTACACCGAACTGATCGTCAAGTTTAACTTTGGCTATCATTCATACAACAACGCCACTGGCGTAGCATAAGGAGCTTAAATCATGGCTATTTCACGCGCACAACTACTGAAAGAGCTGCTCCCCGGCCTGAACGCCTTGTTCGGTCTGGAGTATGCCCGCTACGGCGAAGAGAGCAAGGAAATCTACGAAACTGAGACTTCCGAGCGTTCGTTCGAAGAAGAAACCAAGCTGTCTGGCTTTACTGCCGCACCGGTTAAGAACGAAGGTTCTGCGATTGCGTACGACAATGCTCAGGAAGCTTGGACTGCTCGATACAACCACGAGACCATCGCCCAAGGCTTTTCGATCACTGAAGAAGCGATTGAAGATAACCTGTACGACAGCTTGTCTGCTCGTTACACCAAGGCTCTGGCTCGTTCAATGGCCTACACCAAGCAGGTCAAAGCGGCTGCAATCCTGAACAACGGCTTCACCAACTCGCAGGCATACTACGGCGGCGATGGCGTACCTCTGTTCTCGGCTTCGCACCCACTGGTAAACGGCGGCTTCAACAGCAACATTCCTTCGACTGCTGCTGACTTGAACGAAACTTCGCTGGAAAACGCTGTGATTCAAATCGCTGCGTGGACTGACGAACGTGGTCTGCTGATCGCTGCCCGCCCACGTAAACTGGTCGTTCCGCCGAGCCTGCAATTCGTTGCAACTCGTCTGCTCGAAACCAGCCTGCGTGTCGGTACCAACGACAACGATATCAACGCAATCAAGAACAACGGTTCGATCCCAGAGGGTTATACAATTAACCACTTCCTGACCGACACCAATGCTTGGTTCCTGACCACTGATGTTCCAAACGGCATGAAGCACTTCATTCGTGCTCCGCTGGATACAAAAATGGATGGTGATTTTGATACCGGCAACGTCCGTTACAAGGCTCGTGAGCGTTATTCCTTCGGCTGGTCAGACCCATTGGGTATGTTCGGTTCCGCAGGCGCGTAAGACAAAAGGGGAGCTTTACGGCTCCCCTTTTTTAGTATATAAAGTACAGAATTCCGGGGGATACCCGGTGCGATCGAACAGGCCCCCCGCCTGACTTCATGCAGATCGTCGCACCTAACCGCATGAGGGAAAATTCAAATGGCACTTTCTACTACCCAAAGCATCTGGCGTTCGGGCGGCGGCGATCAAACTCGCACCGCATATTGTGGCTCTGGCCTGATGGCTGCACAGTTTTACATCGCTGATGCTTCTACGGCTTCTTCAGCTAACGTCAAGGTTTCTTCGACCGCTGGCGCTCCTAATCTTATTTTGCCCGCTGGCGCAGTTGTTCTGTCCGTCGTAATTAACGACGCTGGCTCTGGCTCTATCGACATTGGCACAACTGGCTACACCTCTGGCACGGCTTCTGCCGCAGCTATCGCTAACAATCTGTCTGTGGCTTCGGCTGGTGTGGTTACTTCTGGTCTGACCCTGACCGCTTCGACCGAAATGGCATATGTGACTTCGCGTATCGATACCTCGGGTAGCGGCACTGTTGGTGGCTACATCACTTACTTCGTCGTCGATCCGCTGGTTGGTCAGCAGAACGTCTAATAAGGGGGCATCATGGCGATGCAATATGACGTTAAGTCAGCACATGTAGACGCAACGGGCACTGCGGTGTCCGAGCGTACTCGCTTAAAAGCCTATCAGTGTATTTCTGGCGGAACAGCCGGGGAGATTATTTTTCGGGACGGAGGTGCTTCGGGCACTGTTCGGCTACGTTTTAATATTGGAACCGGTACGCAACCTATCGCTTTGCCAATTCCCGGCGAGGGTATTTTGTTTACGACGGATATACACGTAACTGTGCCCGGAACGGCACCCAACGCAGCTAAAGTAACGGTGTTCTATGGCTAAGTCCCCGGCGTGGACGAGGAAAGAGGGCAAGAATCCCAAGGGTGGTCTAAACGCCAAAGGGCGAGCCTCCTACAACGCAGCGAATCCGGGGAAGCCGGGCTTGAAAGCCCCCCAGCCGGAAGGCGGCGCAAGGAAAAAGTCGTTTTGCGCCCGGATGTCTGGAATGAAAAAGAAACTCACCTCGTCAAAAACCGCGAACGACCCGAATAGCCGTATTAACAAATCGCTAAGAGCGTGGAAGTGCTAACCGAAATGGAAATTAACTACGTTTGGACTGGGGCTTTAACGTTATTTACCGGTCTTTTTGCTTATATAGCGCATGAGAAGTTCTCTGAACTTGCGCGCATTACGATCTTGTTGAACAAGACTCGTGAGGAGATAGCTCGTGATAATGTCACTAAAGCTGAAGTTGAGCGCATTACTGACCACATTGATCAACGCTTTAACCGACTTGAGGCAAAGATTGATCAACTCATTGGGCAAAAAGGATAAGTAATGCCTACCGTGTCCAAGAAGCAGGAAAAGTTCATGCAAGCTGTGGCGCACAACCCCAAGTTTGCTAAGGCAGCAGGAGTTCCACAATCCGTGGGTAAAGAGTTCACTAAATCAGGAGGCGGTATGGCGTCGAAAATGAATGCAGGTTTCATGGCAATGATGAAGAAAAAATCAACCGACAAACCAGCTAAGAAAATGGCTGCTGGCGGCATGACCAAGATGGGCGCTGTTAAAACTGCGGCCCCTAGCCGTGATGGTGTTGCCATCAAAGGCAAAACCAAAGGCAAGCAAATCGTCATGGCCGGTAACAAGGGCATGAAAAAAGGCGGTTACTGCTAATAGGAGGCCGTCATGGCGGGCAAAGATAAAGGAATCCTTCAGGGGATGAAAGACACTTACATGGAAGGCGCTCGAAAAATGGGCGACGACATCCATCGTGTGGTGGGCACTGAAAAAGGTAAGGCGTTAGACAAAGCGGCCAAGGAAAAAGAAAATCGCGGCATTGACATTGTAAAACTTATGGACGCGATGGACAGGAGAGACGCAGGAAAAAGTGCAGCCGAGAACACACAGTATTACGGCATGAAGTCAGGCGGCAAAGTTAAGTCTGCATCTGCTCGTGCCGATGGCTGCGCTATTCGCGGTAAAACAAGAGCATGATGGCCTCACGCGGTATGGGTGCAATTAGCCCTTCCAAGATGCCCGGCGGGAAGAAGAAAGCCCGTCGGGATGACACCGACTTCACGCAGTACAAAGAAGGTGGGAAGGTTAATGCTGCTGGTAACTACACCAAGCCTGAATTACGAAAACGCATCGTATCGCAGGTAAAGTCCGCAGCAACTCATGGCACGGGTGCAGGTCAGTGGTCAGCCCGTAAAGCGCAGTTGGTGGCTAAGAAGTACAAAGCCGCTGGCGGTGGGTATAGAGATTAAGCGAGGAAATGATGGGGAAAGCACTTGCCGATAACGAAACCCGCTTGAAAAAGTATGATGATCTTTCTGAAAAAGAAAGACGGGCGGTAGACGAAAAAATTAACGCTAGAGTAAAGAGTGCAAAGGACGCTGCTGAGTCTGGCGATACTTTTGGGCAACGGGCAAGTGATGTAATTTCTGGCGGGTTATATGGCACAGCCGCCGCAATGGGCAGTTCTACCGCAGCGCGTAGTAAAGCGCGTATGGAAGCCGAAGCCGCAGAACGCGAAGCCCAGCGCAGGACTAATCTTAAAAAAGCGGAAGATGCGGCAAGTGATACGGGTAAGCGCAGCGGTTTGTACAGCAGCGAAACCCCTCAGAAACTGTACAAAAAAGGCGGTGCTGTGAAGTCAGCATCAGCCCGTGCAGACGGCTGTGCACAGCGTGGTAAAACGCGAGGTATGATGAAGTGAAAGCCCCGCAAAAGTCGCTGAAAGACTGGGGAGACCAGAAATGGCGAACCAAAAGCGGAAAGCCATCGTCAAAGACCGGGGAGCGTTATCTCCCGGAAAAGGCAATCAAGGCACTAAGCCCAGCCGAGTACGCCGCCACGACGAAGGCAAAGCGGGCAGGGAAGAAAGCAGGAAAGCAGTTCGTAGCGCAGCCCAAGGGTATTGCAAAGAAAACAGCAGGGTTTAGATAATGACCACATCCGGTACAGCCAGCTTTAACCTTGACCTCAACGAAATGGTTGAGGAGGCGTTCGAACGCGCCGGGAGTCAGTTGCGTACTGGTTATGATCTGCGCACAGCCCGGAGGTCTTTGAACCTCCTTTTTGCCGATTGGGCAAACCGTGGCGTGAACATGTGGACGTTCGAGCAAAACACGATTACTTTGACACAGGGGCAACCAACGTATGCACTTCCTGACGATACTGTTGATCTACTGGACCATGTTATTCGGACTAACGCCAACCAGACAAACAACCAAGCGGACTTGACGATCACCCGCATCTCAGTTTCAACTTACGCCACCATCCCTAACAAGCTAATTCAAGGCCGTCCAATTCAGGTTTGGGTGCAGCGTCTGTCGGGTAGTGAGTCCTTACTTGTTGGTACGTTACAAGCGGGCATTTCAGCGGCAGCAACCACTATTCCTGTAACTTCGCTGGCGGGCATCCCCACCGCCGGGTTTATTCGTATCGGCACAGAACTGATCGGGTTTAACCAGACCCAACCTGCGGAAAACGGCAACCCAGCGTACTTGCTTAATTGCACACGCGGGCAGGACAACACAACGGCAACAGCGCACTTGGTAAGCGCGGCCATATACGCCGTACAAAAGCAGAGCATTACCGTCTGGCCAACCCCAGACAGCGCCTATACCTACCAGTTCGTTTACTGGCGTATGCGCCGTATTCAGGATGCAGGTAATGGCGGCACCAAGACCATGGATGTGCCGTTTCGTTTTGTCCCTTGCTTGGCCGCAGGGCTGGCGTACTACATTGCGTTGAAAGTACCGGAAGGACTGTCGCGGTTAGACATCCTTAAAGCTCAGTATGACGAGGCGTGGAATAACGCGGCAAATGAAGATCAGGATCGGGCGGCGGTACGGTTTGTCCCAAGACAGTACTTTATTGGTGGTGGCTAACCATGGGCAACAGGTTTGCGTCGGGCAAACATGCCATTGCAGAGTGCGACCGGTGTGGCCAGCGGTATAAGCTCAAGGAATTAAAGAAGCAAGTTTTAAAGACCAAGACGTATAATTTGCTGGTCTGCCCAACTTGCTGGGACCCGGATCAACCGCAGTTGCAGTTGGGTATGTACCCAGTGGATGACCCGCAGGGGCTGCGCGATCCGCGTCCTGACTTGAGCTATTATCAATCAGGCTACACTGGGTTACAGATAACTAACGTACCAAGTTCGTCAGAAGAATCAGATGGCGACCCGTCAGGCGGTAGCCGGGTGTTTCAGTGGGGATGGCGTCCCGTTGGTGGGGCGAGTGCTAATGATGCGGGGCTGACACCAAACTACTTGGTATCTGCCGGAGTTGTGGGTACAGTAACGATTACTTAGGAGCAAGACATGAAACACTCAGACATTAAGAAAGACAAGCCAATCATGGAGAAGATTGCCAAAAAGGCAGTCAAAGGCCACGAGAAGCGTATGCACAAAATGGCTAAGGGCGGTGTGACTTCAGAACAGATGAAGTCCATGGGCCGTAATCTGGCACGTGTTGCCAACCAAAAGTCGGGCTGATCATGCCTAAATATTCACAAAAGCAGGGTGGCAAAGAAGTAGGCCAAGCTGCTGTTTACGCGGAGCCACATACTATGGACGGTAAAGCAATTAAGGCAATGCCATCAAAAGGCGCATCTGGTGCCAAGTGCATGGACGACATGAACATCTCGGTGGCGGGTCTTTCCAAAGGCAACTACAAAGAACCCAAGACTTCGGGCATTAAAATCCGTGGCACTGGCGCTGCAACTAAAGGCACGATGGCTCGTGGTCCGATGGGTTAATTATGACGTACAACGAACTGTTCATTGCTGTTAAGAACTACCTGCAAAACGACTTCCCGTCGAATACGTGGACGAACGTAGCAGGTACAGGCACGACTACGTCTGACGGCACTGAACAGATCAACTTGTTTATCTCGCAAGCGGAAGAGCGCATCTATAACACGGTGCAGATTCCTGCCCTGCGCAAGAACGTCACAGGCTTGACCACATCAGGCAACAAGTACTTGTCTTGCCCCGGCGACTTCCTGTCAGTCTTCTCGATGGCGGTGATTGATGCTACAGGTAATTACGAGTATTTGCTGAATAAGGATGTGAACTTCATCCGCGCAGCGTACCCCAACCCCACCGAGTCAGGCATTCCCCGGTATTACGCCTTGTTTGGTCCGACTGTTGTGACCAGTGTTATTACGGACGAGTTGAGCTTTATCCTTGGCCCCACGCCCGACGCTGCGTATACGATAGAGTTGCACTACAACTACTACCCTGAGTCGATCACAGTGGCGGCTGACGGACGTACATGGCTTGGCGACAACTACTCGCCGGTTCTGCTGTATGGCGCAATGCTGGAAGCCTATATCTTCTTGAAGGGCGAAGTTGATGTGATGGCGACTTACAAAGGTAAGTACGACGAAGCCATGGCACAACTCAACCGTCTGGGCAGTGGTCTGGAGCGTGGTGATGCGTACAGAGATGGCCAGTACAGAATTGCTAAGGTCGGACCATGAGTATTCAGCAAGGACTGACAAACAGCTTCAAACAAGAGATGCTCCAAGCAGGGCAGAACTTGGCAACCGACACATTAAAGATGGCGTTGTATACGGCGTTTTCTGACATCGGCCCCCTGACCACGGTGTACACCACGACGAACGAAGTTACCGGTACAGGCTATACGGCAGGCGGCGTTGTGATGACGGGCGTGACAATCAGCACACAAACATCGGGGCCAAATGAGGGCACGGTGTTTGTAGATTTTGCAAATGTGTCATGGCCCGGTGCCAACTTTACCGCCCGTGGCGCGTTGATCTACAACGTAACCCGCAGTAATAAATCAGTAGCAGTGCTGGACTTTGGGTCAGATAAGACGTTTAGCAGTGTAAGCAACACCGTTGTGATGCCAGAGAATACGGCAACGACGGCACTAATTCGCTTTCCTTGAGAGGTAGTCATGAGCACAAAAGAGAAATCCAACGTAGCTGATACCGTCGATGCTACGGTTATTGCTGGCAAGGGTTTGAGAGAAGGCGCTGGCGCATCCGGTGTATATACCGTGGTATGTATCGGTGCTGATGGCGTTGAGAAGTGGCGCGATACGTTCCCCAATCTGGTGGTCAACTCTGGCTTGCAGTTGATGAACAACACCTTCTTCGCTGGCACTAGCTACACCGCCGTTTGGTATCTGGGCTTAATTACCGGTCCCGGATCGGGCACATCGTTTAGCGCAACAGACACCATGTCCTCGCACCTTGGCTGGACGGAAGATACGACCTACTCCAACGCCAACCGCCCAACAGTGACGTTTGGTACCGCTACGCTGGCTGATCCTTCGGTGATTGCAACGACTGCAACTTCGTTCTCGATCAACGGTGCGACTACTGTGGCGGGTGCGTTTCTGACCACGAACAACACCAAGGGCGGTACAACCGGTACGCTGTTCTCAGCGAGTGACTTTACTGGCGGCGACCGTATCTTGGCCTCTGGCGATACACTGAATGTAACGTACACCTTCACTCTGGAAGCACCGTAATGGGGGTAGGGCATGGCGCTTGTTCTTGAAGACCGCGTTAGAGAGACCACGACCACAACCGGTAACGGCACAATCACGCTTGCTGGGGCTGTCGTTGGCTTTCAGTCTTTTGCCATTATTGGCAACGGCAACAACACCTATTACACCATCGCAGGTCAGGGCACTTCCGAATGGGAAGTGGGTATCGGCACATACACATCAAGCGGCACGACACTAAGCCGGGATACGGTTCTCTCCTCCAGTGCGGGGGGTACGACCAAGGTGACTTTCTCTGCGGGAACCAAGGATGTGTTTGTGGTGTATCCGTCCGAACGTGCTGTGTATTACAACGCCGCAAACGAGCCGCCCTTTGATCCGGCGGGTACAGCCGTGGCCTTATCAATTGCGCTTGGATAAATCATGGCAAATACTTTTAAATCAAACCTAATCAAGAACGTCGGTGCATCACCGGCGACTGTTTACACCTGCCCTGCTTTAACGCAGACCACGCTGATCGGCTTGTCAGTTGCGAATACAACGACCTCACCTATTACCACGGATGTGTACATCACCAGATCGGCAGTTAATTACTATCTGATCGAGACGGCTGTAGTTCCAGTGGGGGGTTCGTTGGTGGTTGTGGGTGGTGAGCAGAAGGTGGTGTTAGAGCCGTCTGACGTATTAGTTGCGGTTACTAGCGCTGCATCGTCAGCGGATGTCGTGGCTTCCTATCTGGAAATAACGTAATGTCATACATCGGCTCCACCCCAACGACACAGAGCTTTATCGCCGGAACGGATTCGTTTAATGGCACGGGTTCGGCTACCAACTTTACTCTCTCGCGCTTGGTCAACTCGGTCAACGACATTCAAGTCGTGGTCAACAACGTGGTGCAATATCCACCGAATTACTCGGTGTCTGGGAATACGCTGACCATCTCTCCGGCTCCGTCTGCTGGTACGAACAACGTCTACGTCAGATACTTAAGCACCACGCTGCAAACCTTTGCGCCTTCGCAGGGTACGGTTGGGTTAACTCAATTAAGCGCAACGGGCACACCAAGCACTTCGACGTTTTTGCGGGGGGATAATTCGTGGGCTGCTGCTGGTGCGCAGGATAATATCTTTTACGAGAACGGTCAGACGGTGACAGCAGACCGCACGATTGGCAGTACAACTAACGCTATGAGTTCAGGCCCGATTACGATTAATACAGGCGTAACGGTGACTATCTCTACTGGCGGTAACTGGGCGATTGTATGAGCACCATACGAGTCACGACTATTGCAACTCAGGCTGGTGTAGAGGTCTACACGGCGAAGGCTTGGGTCAACTTTAACGGGTCCGGTACGGTAGCAATACGTGGTAGCGGGAATGTGAGTTCAATTACAGATAATGGGGTTGGTAACTATACGGTTAATTTTACCAATGCGCTGGCTGATGTAAATTACGCAGTTGGTGGATCAGCAAACTCATTAGCTAATTACGGGGATAGACAGTTATCTGCTACCCCAACATCTAGTTCCGCTTGCCGTTTATATTCTGGGCGAACTGCTACCACCGATTTGTATGATGCCGAATATGTTTTAGCCGCTTTCTTCCGTTAAACCATGAGCACACTAAGACTAACCACCATATCCAACCAGACAGGTTCCTCATCGGTTCCGTCTGAGACCGTGATTAACGGTAGTGCCAAGGCATGGGTGAACTTTAACGGTACAGGCACAGTAGCTATCCGGGCGAGTTTTAATGTGACTTCGATTACGGATTATGGCACTGGTGGGTACGGTGTCAATTTTACTAATGCTTTTGCTGACACGAATTACGCGAAAAACGTGTCTTGTTCGTTTATTTATACATCAGCGCATTCAATAGTGAATACGGATGTTGATCTTGCGGGGGCGGAGTCTGCGCCGACAACAAGCTCCTTTAGATTCGTTTGCAGCACAAACATAAGTGGCACTGGTGACCCAAAATATTGCAGTGTTTCTGTTTTCCGCTAAAAGACCATGAGCACACTACGAGTCACTACAGTAACGAATCCATCAGGCGGGCAACCGACGATTGCTGGCTTGGCAAAAGCTTGGGTCAACTTTAACGGAACCGGAACGCCAGCTATTCGCGCATCATTGAATGTGTCGAGCATTACGGATAACGGGGTGGGTGACTATACGGTGAACTTTACTACGGCTATGCCGGATGGAAATTATGTTTGGGCTGCTACTGGTGGTGACGGCGCTGGAGTTGGTCAAACAAATTGGTTCTCAACCCCCGGCGGAACCGACCCAACTTCAATGATGCTTGCAGGGTCTTTACGAATCAAAAATAGTTATGCAAATAATACAACGAACATTGATTTGCAATATAACGGAATTTCAGTCTTCCGCTAACAAGGAGCTTTTATGAACCAACGAATTATTTACCCAACAGATGACGGCGGTGTTGCTGTCATTATTCCCACGGCTGAGTGTGGCCTGACGATTCAACAGATCGCAGCCAAGGATGTCCCGATGGGCAAGCCGTATAAGATTGTGGATGTCTCTGAGATTCCCTCAGAGCGACTTTTCAGAAATGCTTGGACATATCAGGAGTAACCCATGAGTATTGTAATCGACTTAACAAAAGCCAAAACCATTGGTCACGATATGCGCCGTGCTGCTCGTGCTGAGGAATTCAAGCCTTACGACGACGCTATAGCCAAGCAGATACCGGGTCAGATGGAAGGCGCAGAAGCCGCCCGTCAAGCTATCCGTGAGAAGTACGCAGCTATCCAGACCAGTATTGACGCAGCAGCAACACCTGACGAGATTAAAGCAGCACTGGGGATTTAAATGGCAATCGACAAGATACCAAGTGCGGGGATTGATGCAGGCGGGGTAGCTCCGAGCAACCTGTCTACGGGTGCGCCTTCGTGGGACTCGTCTGGTAACTTGTCGTTTAATTCCGGCTATGGGTCTACTGTTGTTGCGTATGGTTGTCGTGCTTGGGTGAACTTTAATGGTACGAGTACGGTTGCTATCAGAGCGTCTGGTAATGTAAGTTCTATTACGGATAACGGAACTGGGGATTACACTGTGAACTATACGGCGGCTATGCCGGATGTTAATTACTGTTCGCTTGCAACAGGAACAGGACAAGTTACTGTAAGTATTGATGGATATGCAAATCTTCGTGATCCTCAAACAGAAAAGAAGGTGGGGAGCGTTCGTGTTCAGCAGGTTACAAGTACTGGCTCTCCCTACGACACAAATAATATGAATGTTGCCATATTCCGCTAACAAGGACTAATCGTGTCATACATCGGCGCACAACCAACAACAGCCTCATTCCCGTTCGATCAGTTCAGCGGTAACGGATCAACTACGGCTTTCACGCTGACGTATGCGCCAGCCAGCACAAGTTCGATTATTGTTGCGGTATCAGGTGTAGTTCAGAACCCAAACACATATAGCTGCATTGGCACGACCCTGACATTCTCAGGCGCACCGCCATCGGGTACAAACAACATCTCGGTGCTGTATCTTGGCTTACCTGTGATTGGCGTATCGTCACCGGGCAACACGGCGTACTTCTCTTCAACTTCGTTTACAGCAACTGCAAGTCAGACCACGTTCACCCCAAGCGGCAGCTATCAGGTTGGCTTCATCAACGTCATCCGTAACGGCTCCCAGCTTGCCCCTGCTGACTACACAGCAACGAACGGAACAACAGTCGTACTGAACAACGCTTGCACGGCTGGCGACATCGTAGTCATCGAGGTCTACACCCTAACGTCTATCGCTAACGCAATCCCACAAGGCGGCGGCACATTCACAGGCGGGGTTGCTGGCACGACGTTTACGGGCACAAGTTTTTCTGTTGCGGCAGGGACGCTGTATCCGCTGGTGTCTGGTACGGCTGTTGCATCTACATCAGGCACTTCGATTGATTTCACAGGTATCCCAAGCACGGCAAAACGGATTACGGTGATGTTTAGTGGGGTGAGTGTAAGTGGGACATCAAGTTGGTTAGTTCAAATAGGTGATTCGGGTGGTATCGAAAATACTGGTTATACGTCTTCTGCTTTTATTATAGCCACAGTAGGAAGCAACGGTATTAACTCAACCGCAGGATATATAATTTTAAGTGATACAGCAGCGTATGCGTTTTCAGGAAAAATGATGATTGATAACATAACTTCAAACACATGGGTTTCTTCGCATACTTTAGGAAGTGGCACTTCGTTAACCGGGTTGACTGGATTTGGTGGTGGTTCTAAATCACTATCCGCAACACTAGACCGAGTCCGCATCACCACAGTCAACGGCACCGACACCTTCGACGCTGGCACTATTAACATTATGTGGGAGTAACGAATGACGAAGGCAGTTGATCTTGCTGCGGTGGGGAGTAATGCCAACTCCAGCGGCACGTTGTTGATTTCTGGTACTGCGGTAAGCGCATCAGGCACATCGTTTGACTTAACTGGTATCCCCTCGTGGGCAAAACGAGTGACGGTACTGTACGCAGGACTAAGTTTAAATACTGGCGGGGTTAACCCTATAACGTTTCGTCTTGGAACGTCTGGCGGCATAGTGGCTACTGGCTATCTTGGCTCACAAGGTTATGTTGGTGGGCCACCGGCATCTACTCTTATGTCTACTGGGTTTGAGTTATATCAAGATACCGCAGCGGATACTCTTTCCGGTGCTCTTACGCTACAACTACTAAACCCAGCAACTAATCATTGGGTTGCTACAGGAATAGCGGGCGCTACGAATGCGGCTTATTTGCGGTACATAGGCGGCCACGTAACCTTAAGTGGCGCGCTAACTCAAATTCGAGTAACAACAGGAAACGGAACAGCAACGTTTGATGCTGGCACTGTAAACATTATGTGGGAGTAAAACATGGCATTAACAACCGTCTCCCCCGGACTGCTCGACTCCACCGCGCAGTACTATAGCTTCAAGAACCGGATTATTAACGGTGCGATGGTGATCGACCAGCGCAATGCTGGGGCGAGTGGTACGACTAATGGGTATATGGTGGATAGGTGGGCTTACTACGGCTCTCAAGCGTCAAAAGGAACGTGGCAGCAAAACGCAGGGTCAGTTACGCCTCCGGCAGGATTTACAAACTATCTTGGATTTACTTCATCGTCAGCATATTCTGTTTTAGCCGCAGATGATTTTGTTTTTTACCAGCACATTGAGGGATTCAATTTTGCTGACATGGCTTTTGGCACTGCAAACGCTGCCACTATCACGCTATCTTTTTGGGTTAGATCAAGTTTGACAGGGCTTTTTGGCGGTGGCGTATCTAACAGCGCGTACAACAGGTCGTATCCATTTAGCTTCACTATTTCAGCGGCGAATACTTGGGAACAAAAAACAGTAACTATCCCCGGCGATACTTCTGGAACATGGGTTGGTGCAACAAATGGCGTTGGGCTTACACTTCGTATTAGTCTTGGAACCGGAAGCAATCTAAAAGGAACGGCTGGAGCTTGGTCTGCAAGTGGACTATCTAGCGCAACAGGCGCAACCTCAGTCGTAGGAACCAACGGAGCCACCTTCTACATCACCGGCGTACAACTCGAAAAAGGCAGCACAGCCACCAGCTTTGACTACAGGCCGTATGGTACGGAGTTAACGCTGTGTCAGCGGTATTTTGAGAAAAGCCAACCACAAGGTTCAGCCGTTGCTGGCGGTACAGCAGAATACTTTTTCATTGGCTCCAACTTTAGAGGCTCATCTCTTTTGATGAGATACCCGCTTAAATGGGCTGTAACAAAACGAGCGCAACCTACTGTTACCTTCTATAACCCAAGGTCTGGTGGTACGGCGTCCCAAATAACTACAGCATCAGCAGATTATTCTGGGACAACTGCGGCAAACACATTGGATAGTGGAATGGAAGTGCAGGGTACAACAAATAGCGGTGGGGCTAGTGGTGATCCTGCTTATGTAAATTGGACTGCTTCTATTGAGTTATGACTATGTACAAACTTACAAATTACGATTCTGTGCAGCGTCTAGCCGACAACGCATTCATCCCCTTTGATCCAGCCAACACGGATTACCAGCAGTATTTAAAGTGGCTTGAAGAAGGCGGCGTACCGGAGCCAGCGGAGGAATAATGCTATTCGCTGACAGCGCGTTTTGTACTACCCCATTTGCTACGGCGGCTGCACGTACGTGGAATCTTGATATCTCCGAAACGGCACAAGGTGCAGATACCGTCACAGCAGTAGCCACCATCCCGGTCAGTATCGCTGAAATAGCACAGGCACAAGATACGGTCGCAAACATCGCAACCCTGTTGGCCGACATCGCAGAGACCGCCGAAGGCACAGACACTGTTACCAACGTAGCTACAATCCCGGTCAATATCGCCGAAACAGCCGAAGGCACAGATACGGTTACAAACACACTGGATGCCGCCGCAGCCATTGCCGAGATACTAGAAGGTGTGGATGCCGTTACCAATACGCTTATCGCGGTGGCAAACATTGACCCATACGCGCAGGTGTCCGATACCATTACGTCCGCCGGGTCGGTACAAAGCGTTGTCTGTGCTGAAGTAGCGGATTTGACTGACACACCCACGAACACCGCAGTCCTTCTTGCTAACATAGCCGAAACCGATCAAATCCAAGACTCGGTTGCCAACACCCTGACTGCTGTAGCTTTCGTATCGGAAACTGGATCAGCCGTTGCTTCTGTGGTAAATAATATTATTGCCGTAGCCGTTGTGGCAGAGACTGCCCAAGCGTTTGACTCCATCGTCCAGCGCCTATTGTGGGAGTTGATCGACGACAACCAGACGGTGAACTGGCAAGTAATTAACTCGAACACGAACTCTGGCTGGGTGCTAATTGATACAGACGTACCACCGGGCTGGACCAAGATAGATACGATATAGAAATGATTGATCCGGTAACAATTGGCTTGGCTGTTGCAGGGGTTAAGGCGGTTGTCACCGGAGTAAAGGAAGCCGCCGCTCTTGCCAAGGAAGCGTTCGATGAGATCAACGGCGCGGTAGAGTCAGGTAAAACGCTGGCTGATTCGATGTCGGGGGTCACCAAGTTCTTCTCGGCGGCGGGCAAGTACGAGACTAAGCGCAGCCAGCTTGAAGAAGCCAAGGTAGCGCAAGAAGCAGCGGTCGCTAAAGGTGAGCCTGTACCGGATTATGTGTCTGATGCCGAGTACGTCATGGAGCTAATGATTATTGATCGTCAGATCAAGCAGTACTACGACAATATCAAGCATATTTTTACCTACCACTTCCAAGAAGCCGGGATGTGGGATGAGTTCTGGCAGCGCATGAATAAACTGCGCTCTGAGCGAGAAGCAAAAGCTGAAGCCGCCAGACAGGCTGAAACAGAAAAAAGGCTTGAGGCAAAACGTATTGAAATGAAAAAGCGCCGTGAACGGCAGCGCCTGATAGACGGTATTGAAACAATAGGCGCGGGTATTGTTATTGTCATTATTATTTTGATGTTCTGCTGGGCTATATGGTGGATGTTCCAACAAGGAGGTTGACATGCTAGGACTAGACGCGCTGCTGGGTATCGGCGGCAAACTGATCGACAAACTGATTCCTGACCCTGAACAGAAGGCCAAGGCGCAGTTAGAGCTTGCCAAAATGGCGCAGGATGGTGAACTTGCCAAGATGGCAAATGAGACAGACTTGTACAAGACGGAGCAGAATAACCTAACCGACCGGCTAAAAGCCGATATGGGTAGCGACAGTTGGCTGTCGAAAAACATCCGCCCTCTGACACTGGTATACATCTTGGTAGCCTACATGGCGCTGGCTATCCTTGACGCGGCTGCGCTGGATATTGCCGACTCGTTCGTGGAGTTGCTGGGTCAGTGGGGGATGCTTGTGATGTCGTTTTACTTTGGCGGCAGAACGCTTGAGAAGATCATTGATATGCGGGCAAAGAAATGAAAGAGAACTTTGATGAGGCGCTGAAAGCCATCCTGAAGCACGAGGGTGGTTTTGTAAACCACCCGAAAGACCCCGGTGGCATGACCAATCTGGGCGTGACCAAGAAAGTCTGGGAAGAATGGGTGGGGCACCCTGTTGACGAAAAGGCAATGCGCGCTCTGACACCTGAGACGGTGGGCCCTATGTACAAGAAGAAGTACTGGGATGCAGTCAAGGCTGACGATCTGCCGGATGGTCTGGACTACCTGATGTTTGACTTCGCTATTAACGCAGGTCCCGGTCGTGCAATCAAGACCATGCAGAAAGCTATCGGGACTACCCCAGATGGCGCTATTGGCCCCAAGACCATGCAAGCATTAAAAGATGCCAATCAGAGCGAATTAGTGGCAAAATTCAGTGCAGAAAAGGAAGCGTTTTACCGCAGTCTGCCTACGTTTGCAACATTTGGTAAAGGCTGGCTGCGCCGTGTCGCCGAGGCTAAGACTCACGCTGAAACGATGATTGCCTAAAAGGAAATACGATGCCAAGTACATACTCCCCCGATCTGCGGATCGAACTCATAGCGAACGGTGAAAAGTCCGGTACGTGGGGCACGATCACCAACGACAACCTCGGGGTCATTATCGAGGACGCTATTTCTGGCTTGGCATCGGTCTCTGTAACAAGCGCAAACCAAGCGTTAACTGCTCAGAACGGCGCGGCTGACCAAGCGCGGTGTGCGGCTCTTAGCCTGACTACAACCACAGCAGCTAACTTTGCCATTTACGTCCCGCCGGTTACCAAGCTCTATGTGGTCACAAACCCATCAGGCTATACGGCAACCGTGTATTGCTCGACCGTTATTGGTAATACCACAGCAGCAGGTACAGGCGTAGCTATCCCTACAGGTAAGTCAGTCCTGCTTCGTGCTGATGGCACCAATGTGGTGGAGCAGCTAAACCACATCACAGGCAACCTGTCGATTGGCGGCGCGGCTTCTGTGGGCGGCGCTCTTGGCGTTACAGGCGCTGTGACTGGTGGTAGCTTTGCGGGTCCTCTGACGGGTAATGTCACGGGTAATGTGGCAGGTAACGTCACAGGCAATCTGACAGGCAATGTGGCCGCTGGCGCTGGGACTATTGCAACAACCAACTTCACCTTTACTGAGGTGGGCGGAGTGCTGTATTTGAAGAATGGCGCAACCAACATCCTGAAGATTGACTCGCTGGGCAATGTGACTGCTCTGGCTAACCTGACCGCCTACGGCACGGTGTAAATATGGCGCTGCCCTCGTCTGGACCGCTGGCGTTTACCAACATCCAAACTGAGTTTGGTGGCACGAACCCTATTGGTCTGAACGAATACTACCGGGGTGGCCCTTTTGTGCCAGTCAGTACAAGCACGACTACGATCCCGTCATCAGGAACGATTGCAGCAAACAACTTCTATGGCACGGCCAAGCGTATTAACGTGCCTCTGACTATTGGGTCGCCTACATACAACTATGATGTGTACACACAGGCATCTTCAGCGCCGGGCTATGTGGCGGGTATTTCCGATGTGGCGTTGACAGTCTCCCCCGGCGTATTGGTAGGTAGCACCTCAACCGGTGCGTATGCCATGCTGGTGCCAAGCTCATTTAGCCCCGGCGACACTGTCGCTATTACCAACAACGGCGTAATCCAAGGTCGCGGTGGAGATGGTGGTCCGGGGCAGTTTGGCGCAAGTAACGGCAATCCCGGTGGCGGCGGAGGTAACGCGCTGTACGTCAACCGGCCTGTGACTATTACCAATAACAGTGTCATTGCTGGTGGTGGGGGCGGTGGCGGAGCAGGGGCAGGTTTTACGCCAAATAAAGGTGGCTCTGATTGGGGTGGTGGCGGTGGTGGCGGTGCGGGCTTTGACGGTGGTGGCGGTGGTGGCGGCGGTCGTCCGGGTAGTCCGGGATCAAGTTCATCTGGCGGCGCAGGAGGCCCCGGCGGTCAAGGCAATTCAGGCGGTCCGGGCGGTGGACGCGGTGCGTCAGGTAGTGCTGGGAATCCTATTGGTGGCGCAAACCCGCGCTCTGGTGGTCCCGGTGGCGGTGCGGGCTATTACATCATTGGCAATCCGTTTGTAACATGGGCAGTAAATGGCACACGAGAAGGACCAGCGGGGTAACTATGGACAAAGTAAAGATGAAAATTACTGGGTACGATGAGGCCAGCCACTCGCTGATGGTTTCGTTTGCCTCAGATACAACCCAAAGCCAAGACCCAGCAAGCTACCCATCCTATGCTTTCCAGCCGCTAACTATGTGGCCTGATGTGACAGATGCGGATGAGATCAAGCGACGCGTTGCTATGGCGGGTATACACCACGCACAGATGCAGGAAGCCAAGGAAAAGTTTGTGGCCGATGCGCAGCGCGTTACAGCATTAAAGTCCATGGTAGGGCAGACACACGAGTTCACAGTAAATGAGTTGACCATTGTGGCGCACGATACGCCATTTCAGGTGGTGTGATGAGGCGCAAACCCTTCGCTGCATTTGGCCGCGTCCTGTACGCAAACTACTACGATAAGGGCGATGTGGTTGAGGTGCAGACCAACGCCTCCAGTAGAATTGTTTTGTACTTCAGTGAAGGCAACTTTACGGCGCGGGATAAGCATACTGGCGAGACGGTGTTGCAATGCGATGCTGGTTGGTTCTCTTATGGCGACCATCAGGATAAGCTGTTGGTGTGTACGGCCAATGAGCCGACCGTGTGCTGGTGCTATGACCCGGAGATCAACCAAGGGTATGTGCCGCCGATCAATGTGTTTGAGATGAAGCAAGGTCAGTCCATCACCATGGACGCCAACACCACCCTATTCCTGTGCGGTGGGACATTGCTGGTTAACGAGCGACAGTATATGGGTCCGTATCAGTTGGCAGTGCGCACAAACGGCAATACGGCTAGGGCAGTTACAGATGTCTACGGGCTGATGTTTAGATGAGACACGCAACAAAGTTGCCGATCAGTATCGATCTGTCCCCATTTAGGGAAGAGCTTCTTGCGCCCCATCAAAAGTACTACCGTGTGCAGAAGTACGCCCGCAATCTGGATGGCACTTCCATCCCCTATACCGAGACACTGAGGGTTTTGAATGAAGCAGAATTTGTGGCGCAGCTACCAGAAGCGTTGGTTGCCATCGAGTGGCCTAGCTTGTTCATGCTTGAACTCCCTGCCTTGGATGCGCAAGACCCAGTGCTACCTGCACACGTAGACATCAACAAGACCTGCGGCATCAACGTCTATCTAGATACGCATGGCGAGGTGACTAAGTTCTACCAGTGGAGCCGGGGTAGCCGTCAGTCTGAGTATGTTGAAGAGTTTTGCGCAAACGCTGGGGATGTGTGGTTGATGGATACGTCGGTGCCGCATTCGGTGGACATGGTGCCTAATAAGACGCGCAGGATGTTGACGTTTTCGTTTACCAAGACCAAGTATGCGGAGGTGTTGTCGTGCTTCGCAACCAATTGATTCAGGATGTACAGGTAGATAACGGCAGGAGTTTGCGGGTCTACGACAATGTGCTGGACTTTGAGTACAGGAATCAGATTTACAAGTTTGCGCAAAACTCACTGTTTCAAATTGGCTGGGCAGATGGGTGTATCGTAGAGAACATGAAGCATCAGTTCCTGCATTCCGTGTATTCGGATGAGGACTTAAATAAGCTTGGGTTGGTTAGTAAGCTGGAGCAAACGCCCGTTGGTCAGGAGTTTGTGGGGTATAAGCGAGATAAGTGCATCTTAAATTTATCCACGCCAGCAGACGCCAACTTTGTGCATTCGCACCCAGAAGACAAGGTAATACTGTACTACGTGAACTTGGAGTGGAGAGACGGCTGGCACGGTGAGACGCTATTCTTTGATGAGGCGTGTAAAGACATTGTGTATGCAAGTCCGTACACGCCGGGGCGGATCATAGCTTTTGATGGGCGGATTCCACACACCATCAGACCGCAGTCACACTTAGCAGCGTTTTTCAGATTCACCTTGGCGCTTGTGTACACAAAATGCTGATCGTTCTGGATGATGTTTTGGACGAGGAGCACCGGCTGGCGGTGGTGGGTTTTTTCTCCCAGAGCGACGAAGCGCGGAAGATGAAGTGGGAGCCGGGTGGGGTGGATAAGCTGAACGGCAACAACTCGCCGATGGCGCTGTTGCTAAAGCGGGCAGCGGACTACTTTGATTTGTCCTTGATGGCAGGTAGCGAATACTGGGCGCACTACGGCACACGGCCTGACTGGCATATCGACAAGGACGAGAAGTTGTACCAGATGTCAGGCAACACCGAGTGCCCGATTTGCAGCATTGTGTATTACGCCGACATCGATGTGGTGGGCGGCAACTTTGTGACGGAGACGGTATCTGTGAAGCCAGTAACGAACCGCATGATTGTGTTCTCCCCCGGTTTGCTGCATGGGGTTGAGAAATACACCGGGACGCGCCTGTCTGTTGCAGTGAATCCGTGGACACACAAACCTTTGGGGTACGTATGATTTTTGCAATACCACCACGCATGAACCACGGGCAGGATGAGATTGCTTTCTGGGACGGCTTTTTAACTGAGGAGGAGATCAACTTCCTTCTAGCCCAGCCTGAGTGGGTGCAACGAGAGGCGGGATGCATTGGCGGGGATAATGGTGCGGTGGTTGACCCGAGTATCCGGGAGACAAGTGTTAGCTGGATAGGGGCGAAGCCTGAGATGGAAGCCTTGTGGGGTAAGCTTTCCCGAGTAGTAGCAGAGGTTAACCGGCGTTACTTTCATTTTGATCTGACCGGGTTCTATGAGCCTATGCAGCTAGGGGTTTACACCGGGGATACAGGTGGGCATTATGGCTGGCATACGGACGCGTCTTCGCGTGATTCTGGAGTGCCGCGCAAGCTGTCAATGGTGCTGCTTCTGTCTGACCCATCTGAGTTTGAGGGTGGGGAGTTTCAGGTAAAAACAACGAGTGACGAGGCCAAGACTCTGGAGTTAAAGCGTGGCAGGGCGTGGTTCTTTCCGTCTTACATGCTGCATCGGGTGACCCCTGTGACCAAGGGCGTTCGTCGTTCATTAGTGCTATGGGTCGGTGGCCCACCGTTCAGGTAGATTGATATGCCATTACAGAAACTACAATTTCGCCCCGGCGTAAACCGCGAAGGCACCACACTTGCCAATGAGGGGGGCTGGTTTGACTGCGACAAGATTCGCTTTCGCTCGGGCTATCCTGAGAAGATCGGCGGCTGGGCTGCGCTGTCGTACAACACCTTCCTTGGTGTGTGCCGCTCGTTGTGGAACTGGGTGACACTTAGAAGCTACAACTTAATGGGCGTTGGCACGAACTTGAAGTTTTACGTTGAGGACGGTGGCGAGTACTACGACATCACCCCATTACGTGAGATTAACGGCAACACTCCTTCTGCTGGCCCACCCGTAGTTAATGCTTCTACGATCACGCTTACCGCCAGCGGCACAGTATTGACTATATCCGACAGCGCCGCAGACAGCTTGCAGGTAGACGACTTTGTAACCATAGCGGGTGCGGGTACGATTGGTGGTGTGAATGTTAACGGTGAGTATCAAATTGCAACTGTTACGTCAGGCACTACTTACACGGTTACGCTAACCACGCCAGCAACAGGAAGCAACTCCGCCGCAACAATAACACTCGCCTACCAGATCAATACAGGCTTTCCTATCTACACCATCGGCACTGGCTGGGGTACTGGCTCTTGGTCACGTGGTTCATGGGGTTCAGGTTTTACGACAGGCTTTGGTTTGCAGTTGCGCTTGTGGAGTCAGGCTAACTTTGGTGAGGATTTGTTGTTTTCGCCACGCGGCGGCGCGTTTTACATTTGGCAACCCGGCTCGGGCGCTACTCCTGCTTATGGTACTCGCGGGGCGTTAATTTCTGGCACGGATGTTCCGTCTCTGGTCAACCAGATTATGGTGTCTGATACCTCACGGATTGTTATCTGTTTTGGGTGTAACGATTACGGCGCGTACAACACGACCCCTCAAGACCCGTTGCTTATTCGTTGGTCTGAACAAGAAAGTTACACCGGATGGACTCCAGCGGCGACAAACCAAGCAGGAAGCTACCGACTTTCTCGTGGCTCCGAAATTATTGGTGCAATACAGACTCGTCAAGAAATCGTGGTGTGGACTGACGCGGCTATTTACTCGATGCAGTATCTTGGACCACCGTTTGTGTACGGCTTCACCCTTCTTGCAGACAACATCTCCATCGTATCCCCCAATGCTATGGCAACAGCCAACGGTGTTGTGTACTGGATGGGTGTGGATAAGTTCTATGTTTACTCTGGCCGGGTAGAGACACTGCCTTGCTCGGTACGTCAATTCATCTTTAATGACATTAATCGTGACCAAGAGGCGCAGTTCAACGCTGGCACCAACGAAGGCTACTCTGAAGTCTGGTGGAACTACTGCTCCAAGAACTCGACCGTCATCGACCGCTACGTCATCTTTAACTACCTTGACCGGGTTTGGTACTACGGTACGTTAGATCGTACGGCTTGGTTGGATTCTCCACTGCGTCAGTTTCCAATGGCGGCAACGGAAGGGAATATTGTTGTGTACCACGAAGCGGCGGTGGATGACGGCAGCACTAACCCACCCAGCGCTATTAACGCGTACATACAGTCGTCAGACTTTGATATTGGCGACGGGCACAACTATGGGTTTGTTTGGCGGATTGTGCCGGATATTACGTTCGATGGGTCAGACACCACGGGCGCTACAAACGATAAGCCGTTTGTCACCTTTACAGTAAGGCCGAAACAAAACCCCGGCGCTGCATATGGTACGGCGGCAACCCCAGATGTGACTTCAGCGCAGAGCTACGCCGGGCAGACCGCCTACAACGTGCAGCAGTTTACAGAGATTGTGTACAGCCGGGTGCGTGGCAGACAGATGGCGTTTAAGGTGGAGTCGAATTCAATTGGTACACAGTGGCAGTTGGGTGTTCCTCGTGTTGATGTTCGTCCTGATGGGAGAAACTAATGTCTATAAGAGCACCGTCACTCCCACTTGCCCCCGTGCAATACGACCGGGCGTACCAAGATACGCTCAACAACATCCTGCGGCAGTACTTTAACCAGCTAAATAACCCCGGCGCTATTGCTGGATCAGCGGAAGGGGTGGGTACTCCTAACGTAGTCGCGGCGTTGAACTTTAGCCGCCCAGATGGTTCAGGCGGCACTGTCTACAGCTTCCCGACACAGGCCGACTTGGCTAATTTACGGGCGGGTGATGTGTACGTGGACACTTCGGCCAGTAATGTTCTAAAGATGAAAATATAAAATGTGGCCCGAATAAAGCCATAAATGATAAACTTTGACAAATTTTTTAGGATGAGGTAGCGATGAGCCTCCACGATTCAGCCAGCCAAGTACAATCCGCCGGACGCGGTGAAGACAAAGTCCTCGTCCACATGACCCCCGGCGAGGTCAGCGGACTTCAATCCCTTGCGATGGCGCATGGCGGCTCCCTCACGATCAACCCAACAACGGGTCTGCCTGAAGCAGGCATTCTGTCTTCGTTGCTCCCCACACTGATTGGTTTTGGTCTGGCCCCACTTACCGGCGGTTTGTCTGCTGCGCTCATTACTGGTGCTGGATACACTGCGGCTACTGGCAGCTTAAAGAAAGGCATCATGGCGGGTCTTGGTGCTTATGGTGGCGCTGGCTTGGCAGGCGGGTTAAATGCTATGGGAGCGCAGAGTGCGGCGGCGGGGACAGTTGATGATATTGCTTTAGCTAGTAAAAACGCTGCGGCTAATTCGCAGATTGGTGCCGGGTATAACACTATCGCACCTCAAACACAAGTTTTTGGTCAACCCGCTGTGAGCGCTACTAGCGCAGCAACCACAACAGCACCTAATATGGGGTTTTCAGCGTACACCTCACCAAAACCGCTTTACCCAGATGTAAATTTTGCGAGTGGAATGCAAACGCCTACAGCTGTAACATCATCAGTTCCAACAGGAACCGATAGGTTTGTGCGTCTTGGCGACCCCATGAACTATCCCGCTCCCAACCAGACTGTTTCGCAAAGAATAGCGGCGGGTAAAACAAACGCTTTTAGTTCCCCAATCGACCAAGGTTCGCAATACTATAAAGACATTAGCGGTAAGATTAAAACGCTAGAACCTAGATCGGAGCTTGCACAAAAATTAACATACGACGGAGCAAAAACTTATCCTGATCTTTCAACTTTAGAATATGGTGGCGGGTACGGAACGGCTCCGGGCGGGCGGTATTTTATTGAGAACCCATTAAAGGGATCGGCGGCTTCTTCAACAGGGGCACCGATAGTAAACCGAAGCGGGATGCAAACAGTATTGGAAAAACCGGTTGTCAGGTCTGAGATACTCCCCGGCGATCCCGCATTAGCGCAACCCCAATCAATTACTGGGCCATACCGGGGGTACATGTCACAGGTAGGCCAAGGCGCTAAAAATGTATACGCTGGGGGTATGCAAGGACTGAAGGATCTGTACGCAGCATCGGAAGCTGCCGCGCCATATTCAGGTTTAGCTGGGTTGGGTAGTACGGCGTATAGTTATTACGATGAAAAGCGTGAAGAAGCGGAAGAAGAAATGCGCCGTCAAGCCGACAAATCTCCCGGCATGATCCGCCCTTATGAGTTTAGCTATAGCCCCACCAGCACAGCTTTTGAACCGTACTCTGGCAGCGCAGAGCGCACATATTTTCAGCCGTCATATACCGCGCTTACTCCTTACGAAGCGCCGGGGCCTGAGTATGCCGCCAAGGGTGGTTTGATGGGGTTGGCTGTGGGCGGTCCTATTGAGCAGATGGCGGCAATGAACGCTGTAGGGGCTAATACGGGATACCCGATGGCAAGTATTAACACGCCTGTTTACAGTAACCCCATGATGCAGCGTCCTGAAGCTACGAATGTAGTCGCCCCCTCGGCAGACGCAGGGGTTGGTGCGTATTCTGGCGAAATGCGGTTTGCTGTTGGTGGCGTATCGACACTCGGCGACTACTCTGATGGTGGGCGACTCTTGAAAGGACCCGGCGATGGTGTTTCTGACTCTATTCCTGCTTCTATTGGTAATCGCCAGCCTGCCCGTCTTGCTGATGGAGAATTTGTCGTGCCTGCCCGAATTGTTTCGGAGATCGGTAACGGCAGTACTGAAGCGGGGGCGAGAAAGCTTTACGCGATGATGGACCGTGTTCAGAAAGCTCGTCGTAAGACTGTTGGTAAAAATCAAGTGGCACGTAACACCAAAGCAGAAAAACTTCTGCCCGCATGAGTTATACGTTTCATCTTGGTGGGTTCAAAGAAACCTACGCTGAACTTGAGCCGCTGTATCGCCAGCACTACGCGGAGATGACGGAGCGTTTGGAAGCAGAGGGCATACCGTGTTCTCCGTACAACCCGCGACTGGATGAATATATAAAAGCGGGTGATGGTGGTTGGTTGTTGACGTTCATTCTGCGGTTGGATGAAAAGGCGGTGGGGTACAGCAACGTATATCTTACCAACGACATGCACAACGGCGATTTAATTGCGCAAGAAGATACAATTTTTGTACTAAAGGAACACCGAAATGGTGTTGGTAAGAAGCTGGTAAAAGTTATTCTGGAAGAGTTAAAAGAGCGCGGGGTTAAACGGGTATCGGTTTCCGCGCTTACTGATTTGAGGGTCGCCAAACTTTGGAAGCGAATGGGTTTTAAAGAAGCGGCAGTTCAAATGTTATATACATTCTGAGGTCATTATGTGCGCACCATCACAACCTTCACAACCAACTAATACAACTCAGACGACCACGTCGATTCCAGAATACGCCAAGCCGTATGTGGAGAAGATGCTGGGTAAAACCGAGGCGCTGAGTAATGCGCCGTATCAGGCTTATGGCGGAGAAAGAATCGCTGGGTTTACCCCGATGCAACAGCAAGCGCAGCAATCAGCGGCTAACTTAGGGCCAGCGCAGCAGTTGGGTGTTGGTACGCAGATGGCAGGACTTGCCGGGCTGGGTGCGATGGGAGCAGGTCAGCAGTATCAACAGATGGCTACCAACCCCTATGCTATGCAAGCGTACATGTCGCCGTACGTAGAAAATGCACTGCAACCGCAGATGCGAGAAGCGGCAAGACAGTCCGCTATGGTAGGGCAGCAGAATCAGGCGCAGGCTGTACAGCAAGGTGCCTTTGGTGGTTCGCGTTCTGCTATCGTAGAAGCCGAGCGCCAGCGCAATTTAGGCCAACAGCAAGCAGATATTTATGGCAGGGGTATGCAGTCTGCCTTTGAACAGGCACGTCAGGCGCAGCAGTTTGGTTCTACACTTGGGTTGCAAGGTATGCAAACCGCAGGGCAGATGGCGGGTACTTTAGGCCAGTTGGGGCAAACGCAATTCGGTCAACAGCAACAAGCTCTGCAAACCCAAGCACAGATGGGTGGACAGCAACAAGCGTTGGAGCAACAGCGTTTGGCGCAGCAGTATCAGGACTTTGCAAATCAGCGTCAGCATCCGTATCAGCAGTTGGCGTTTATGTCCGACATGCTGCGTGGCTTGCCATTGTCCCAAACAGCACAGACAATGTACCAAGCACCCCCATCTACGCTGTCACAGCTTGGCGGTTTAGGGCTTGCAGCCTACGGTATGTTCGGTAATCCATACGGCCAGTCACAAGGCAAAAAAGAAGGCGGTGCAATTAAAGAGTCGGACTCACCCGCTGGGCTGTCTGAGTTGCTGCTCTACGACATGGAGAAGGCATAATCATGCTGAACGTAATCGATATTACCTCCCGTCTGGCCAAAATGTCAGACCCTCAGTTGCGTCAGTACGCGCAGATACACAAGGACGATCCTTACACACTGGCGCTGGCTGCGGCTGAAAATAAACGTCGTGTTCAGCTACGAGCTTCAGGGCAACAGCAAGCGCAGCAACCCACCGTTGCAGACCAAGCGATTGCACAAATGGGCGCACCAGCGCCGATGCCTCAACAGGCTATGGCTCCACAACCCCAGCCTCAACTACCAGAACAGCAAGGCATCGGCATGTTGCCTGCACAAAACGTCGCGGGCATGGCTGACGGCGGCATCGCCGGATACGGTGATTCGTACGCAGATGAGTACGCAAATGGCGGGATTGTGGCGTTTAAAGATAAAGGGTTTGTTGACACCGCAACGGAATATCTAGCGGACAAATTTTCAAACCTGCCCACACTTCCGGGGTGGAATATGGTGGCGCAACCGTTATTTAAGGGCGCTACGTATGGGGAAGAAGCGCGTCGTTCATTGGAATCTCCAGACACTTCTTCAGCTACTGGTCGAATTTTTGCGCCTATCAGAAAAACAGTTAGTGATTTTCTTAGCACTCCAAGCCTTGACCCCGCTACGCAACAACAGTTGGAAAATCTGGATAAACAAGCTCGTGCTTTGTCGGCGCGGCGTAAAGCCCTGACAGGTACTTTTGGGTTTCAGCAACAAACCCCTGCGCAACAAGCAGAAGTAGCGCAAATTGATAAACAGATGAACGATTTACGGCAACAAGGCGAAGCATTAAAAAATAAAACGGAAAAAGCTACTGCATCGCCCGAACAAGGTCAACCTAAGCCAGCAACTCCGGCAGAAACGTACAGCAGCATTACTGCGCCACAACCAAAACCGGCAGCACAAACACAGACCTCAAAAGCGCAGGTCGGTACAAAAACCACCACCGGCACAGGCACTACCAAAGACGGAAAAGCAGCCGCCGCTATTGAAAAAGCACCTGACTTTACCCCAAGCCAGCCGGGCGATTTAGACAAGGAGCTTAAGCGGCTTCAAAAAATGAGTCCGGGCACCAAGGCTTATGACGATCTGAGCGCCAAGATTAAACAAGGCTATGCTGATTTGGAAAAAGCCAGAGAAGAAGGCCGCCCCAAGGACAAAGCCTTTGCTGGGCTAGAAGCACTGCTGGGTAAGGAAGAAGAGAAAGCCAAAGGCAAGGAAGCGCGTAACTTCAACATGGCGCTGGTTGGCGCTGGTTTAGCTATTGCAGGAGGCAAGTCCCAGTATGCACTTCAGAATATTGCAGAAGGTGCGCAGGTGGGTACCAAACAGTATCAGGAAGGTTTGGAAAAACTGGAAGCGGCTGCGTTGGAACGCCGCAAACAGGCCGCTATGATTGAAGAAGCCCGCCGTGCAGAAGCTCGTGGTGATTGGAAAGAAGCCCAGCAGTTTAAGCAGAAAGCGTTTGAAGCAGACCTTGGCGTTAAGCAAGCGCAGATTGCTGCTGTGCAAGACTTGTACAAGACCGACCTTAAAACGGCTGCGGACATTGTTAACAATCAAAACACGCTGGCTTCCGCAGATCGCCGGTCTATGTTTGAACAGCAACAGCAAACTCTACGAGCGCGTGAACAAAACGTAGCGCATCTCCAAGGGCAGAGAATTATGGCTTCGGCTTATGGTGCCCGTGCAGATCAGCGCGGTCAGATTACTCCTGCACTGATGCTTAAAGAGTACAACGACTTGATTTCTGCAAACCCACTGGCTAAAAAACAATACCCAACATTTGAATCGTATATGGTTGCAATTCAGCAGGCATCACAAGGGGGTAAAGACCCGTACGCTGGTTGGGGTAATCTGCAAGTAACATCGCCTAAATAACAGGAATAGCTATGCCAACGTACAGCATTCAAGGGCCAGACGGTAAAACATATTCTATCGATGGCCCGCCAAATGCCACGCGAGAGCAAATTATTGGTGCTATTCAAGCGCGGATGCAACAGCAGCAAGCACAAACCGCAGCCAAACCAAGAGAGCCGGGCATCATTGAAAGCGGTATTGGCGGAGCCAAGAAGCTGCTGTCTTCCCAACGCACGGCGTTGGAGTCCTTTGCAAGTCCGGAAGAAGCCGCGCAGGCGGGGTTGGCTCGTGCCCGTGCGCTGGAAGAAAAAACCCCGTCCCAGCTAAGTCTGGAAAAGGTCAAAGATAAGTACGCACAGGAAGGCTTTTTCCCTGCTGCTGGGGAAGTGCTGCGTCAGGCTCCGAGTTTTATTGCAGAGCAGCTTCCACAACTGGGAACTGCTTTTGCGGGTGGGCGGTTGGGGGCTATGGCTGGCGCTCCTTTAGGTCTGCCCGGTGTGATAGGTGGCGGTATTGCGGGTGCCCTTACGCCTTTGGCTTTGCAAGCCTACGGTGCGGGCGCTGAACGTCGCGCTGCTGAAGGACTCCCACAAGACCCCGGTAAAACAGCCGTGTCAGCACTAGGGCAAGCAGGTCTGGAAACCGCCGCTATGGTGATTCCGTTTGGCGGCAAGCTGATGGGCCGTCTACTGGGCGTGGGAGAAAAGGAAGGCGCTCAGGCATTGGTGTCCCCCGCAGCCCGCAAGCTGGCTGAAGAACGTCTGGCCACATCGATCGCCAAAGGTACCGGTAAAGGTTTGTTGGCTGAAATCCCCACCGAAGTTGGGCAGCAGATGCTGGAGCGTTGGCAAGCCAACCTGCCGTTGATGGACGACAACGCTTTAAAAGAATACGCAGAAGCCGCGTATGGCGCGTCGCTATTTGGCGGTCCATTTGGTGGTGTTGGCCGCAGGGTGCAAGTTGGTCAGGCAAAAGAAGACGTTGCCCGAGGCGATGCGCTCGAAGCAATGAAGAAAGCCAAAGAACTGCGCGAAGCAGAGGCAGCAGAAAAAGCCAAGCCTGAATACATACTGGGTATTGCAGACCGCCACGATGCGGCTAAAGCACAACTTGCAGAAACACAGCAGCGGCTTAAAGAATCTAAGCCCGGCAAAGATGCAACCGAAGGTCAGCGAGATATTTACGCTGGGTTGCAACAGAAATACAAAGAGCAGATTGAAGAATTCAAACCGCTCAAGAAAGAGTACGACGAAGTAAAAGGCGCTGCCCGTGCTTTGCGCACATCGCAGTTGCCTGTGCGTCCTGAAGTAACACCTGAGACAGAAGCAGCGCCGGTAGGTGTGCAGCCGAACGTCCAGCAAATGATGGACCAGTACCGAGAAGCGCAAAACGCTTTGGCTCCACTTGAGACACAAATGCAGGAAGCCGCCGCCAAGGGCGACACGGCAGCAATCAACCAGCTTGTACCTGCATACCAGCAACAACAAGCACAACTGCAAGAGCTTGGCGCACAGATTGAACAGTTGGGGGGCACGACCAAAGCCCCGGAAGTCTTTGAGTCTGACGTAGCAAAAGCACAGAAAGCTCTTGATAAACAGATTAAGGCCGCGCAGAAGAAACTATCCGACGCTGCTGAGACTGGCGATTTTGCTGCTATGCCGAGTTTGGCCGCTAAGCTGGACGAACTAAAAGCACAACAAGCCGAGCAGCAGGCAACCGCCGAACAGCAACGCGAAGCTCTGCGTATTAACGCCGTGCCTGTGGGCGACACCATCCCAATGTTCCGGGAAGAAGCTTTGCCTAAGCAAAGTGAAGTGGTTAAAGAAAAAGAAGCTGCCGCTGGCCCGCTGCCACAAGAGAAAGAAACACGGTCTGGCATTACACTGGACTTGTTTAGCGACTTCAATCTACTGAACACCGCTATCCAAAACCGAGATGAGCGCACGATTGCCAATATGCAACGTGCTCGTGAAGCTGCGGATAAAAAAGCAGCGGCGGCAGCAGCATCTAAGATGTCGCCACGCGAAGAAGTTTACGAAGCCCTCAAAGACAAGATCAATAAGATTGTTCGTCGTGAACGTAACTATGATGTCTACGAAGCGACAGTTAATGGCCAACGCCAAGAAATCTACTTGTCTGACGCGGTGGCAAAAGAAATAAGCGATTTGCGTCGTAAGGTTGAGGAGCCGATTGGTAACGCCAAGCGTTCTATGTTGCAGATAGCGCACGACAACTACGCTGTTTATGAAGCCAGATTGGCCAAGCTGGAAGAAGCGCAAGCAGCAAATGCCGCAGCAGCCAAAATAACTACGCTACAAAACCAAGTTAATACGGCCCTGAGAAAGTATGAGGGGTCTGTAAACCGTATTAAGCCTTACCGCGATGCGCTTGATGCGGCTATGGCCAAGATGTACACCACGACTGAAGTAGCAACGCCCCGTCAAAAAGCCGCAGAAACTGCGGCACTGGGCAAGTCTGCCCGCGAAATGTCGCGTGAAGCCAAACAGGCAAAGAAAGCCGCCGAAGGAAAACTAAGCGCTTCGTCTGAGCGCGTAGCAAGAGAAATTGGCTACGAACAAAAAGAGTATCAGGATATTGCACAGAAAGCGCAGAAGCGTCTGGACGCAGTGCGCAAGAAGTATGGCGACAACTCCCCCGAACTTGTGTCGTTCATTAGGACGGTTGAGGCGGAGCTAAACAAGAAAGCTATGGAACTTGGCCGCGCTACACCAGAGTTTCGCAGTCAGTTACTGAAAGAAACAAAAGCTTTCCGCGAAGCAGCATCTCAGAGTAAGCAAGAGATTAAGTCCAAGCGCACAACGCAGGCCACACGCAAGTTGCCTAAACTCAGCACAATGACAACGGGTTCGGCTGAAAGCCAAGCTGCGTCTGCTGCGCGGCAAGAAGGTTTCCGTCGCAAGATGACAGGCGAAGAACGGAAGAAAACTGAACAAGATTTTAGAGAAGGTGCGGATGACGCAGGGCTTGCGTTTCGCACAGCCAAAGCACCAGCTACGCCGGTTGACGCAGCAGAAGCAAAGAAGTTGATAGTAGAGACCCTCTCTACGCTACCCAAAGGCGTGAATCTTGTTTACGCACCAACGTTGGCAGACATAAAGCCTGAGCTGCTGACGAAGTTGATTGCGGGTGGGTACAAAGAAGGCGAGGCGTTTAAAGGCGTGGTGCTGTCTGACGGCACCATCGTTGTGGTGGGCGACCAGCACACTAGCGTGACCGATCTGGAAGAAACGTTGTTCCATGAGATGGTTGGTCACTACGGCATCGACACCGTCATTGGCATGGACCGGTTGAAGAAGTACGCCCGTGCAACAGACCTTGAGAAACTGGCCTCGAAGTTGGGTGGTGACCAGTTGTGGACACACGCTGTTGACGCTATGCGATTTGCCAACGAGCAAAAAGGCGATACAGAACTTGCTGCACTGCGCGAGATCATTGCCTACACAGCCCAGCAACGCATCACTGAGAATTTTAAACAGAAGGCTGGACGCTGGTTGCAAGAGCTTGTGGGTATGGTGCGCTCTGCACTACGTCAGATGGGCTTTAAGAACATGGCAGAGATGTCTACGTCTGATGTGTTCTACGCCATCAAGATGGCCAACAAGGCTTTCAACGAGCGCACTGTCGGTCCTTACCGTGCAGAAGGCGGTGTGATGGCTTTCCGTACCAAGCGTGAGCCAAGCCGTTACGGTAGCTCTTTTGTTGGTAGCCAGAAAGGTATTGTCGATAACCTGCGCGGCAACTTCCTTGGGTTGTCTGGGCGTGTGCAGTTCGTTGACCAGTACGCGGCGCTCGATGCGGCTATTAAAAAAGGTCTGGACGCGGGCGTTATCTCTGACTTGGAAGCCGAGCAGGCAGGTTACTACCTGCGCTTTGGTCAGCAGGCTAACGCTTTTGCTACACAGGCGCTGACTAATGGCCCACTGGCACTGGTTAAGCAGATGACTAAACGCGGCATGGAGTTCGTTTACAAGAGCGCACCCGGTGCCAACATGGTCAAGGTTGCTCAGGCGCTGGAGAAATCCGGCATCAAGAACAGCACTGAGTTGGAACATATGTTTACCATCTACACAGCAGGTAAACGCGCCAAGCAGGTGGGCTGGAACAAACTGAACTTTGACAACCCCACCTCTGTTGAGCAGGACTACACCCGCCTGATGGATGAGTTGAAGGGCAATAATAAAGCCCGCGCTGCGTTTGAAGAAGCCGCCAAGATTTACAAAGAGTATAACAACGGGCTGGTTGATTTTGCTGCGCAGACAGGCTACTTGTCTCAACAGAAAGCAGCAGAGTTGAAGGCAGCGGACTACGTACCGTTCTATCGTGTGCAGGGCGGCGAGTTGCAGTTGATGGTGGACAAAGAGCGTCCTATCCGTATTGCCAACATGAAAGACGAGCCGATGTTGCACGAGCTTGTTGGCGACAACACACAGATTCTCCCGATCTTTACAAGCTCGGCGCAGAACGCGTTTGTTCTGACCCGCATGGGTCTGCGTAACCAGATGATGAAAGACAACGTGATGTTGCTTGGCCGTCTGGGCATTGCAAGCAAGTTGGGTAAAGGCGCTGGTCCACAAGGTCCGAACACGGTTCGCTACAAGGTTAAGGGCGAAGACAACTTTGCCGTCATCGACTCCGATATGTACGGCATCCCAGCAGACTTAATCGTCAAGGGTATGGAAGGTATCAAAACCACCATCCCGATGGCCATCAAGATCATGGGTATGCCAGCCAATGTGTTGAGAAAGTTTGTCACCCGCAACCCAGCTTACGCTGTGCGTCAGGCTATTCGTGACCCGCTGACTGCTTGGTTCACTACTGGCACGGATGGTGTGCCGGTGCTTAATTCTTTTAAAGAGTTGAGCAAGATGGTGGCCGGACGCAGCAAAGAAGAGATCGAGTTGATGCAGGCAGGTGCTATCTCCAGCAACGTCATGACAGGCGACGAGCAGGATATGGCCAAAGCTTTGCGTGATATGAGTCTTGGTCGTTCGGGCTGGACTAAGCTGATGATGAAAGCTGACGCGCTGGCGATGCAGGGCGATGCTGCAACCCGTGCTGTGATCTACAAGGACTCGCTGGCCAAGGGTATGTCTGAGATGCAGGCGTACATGCGTACACTGGAGTCAATGAACTTTAGCCGTCGCGGCTTGTCGCCTTCGATGCAGATGCTCTCGACGGTCATTCCGTTCTTCAACGCACAGATTCAAGGTCTGGATGTGCTGTACCGGGCGTTTACAGGCAAGATGCCGTACAGCGAACAGTTGAAGATTCGCCAGAAGCTCTATACCCGTGGGTTGTTGTTAGCTGCGGGCACACTGGCTTACGCTGCGGCGATGGAAGATGACGAGGCGTATAAACGCGCCAAGCCTGAAGAGCGTCTGGGCAACTGGTTTGTGTACACGCCGTTCTCGGATGAGCCAATGAAAGTGCCTATCCCGTTTGAACTGGGCTACCTGTTTAAGGCGTTGCCAGAAGCGGTGTTCAATACGGCAGCAGAAGACGAACGTGCTGACGACATTACCAAGGGTATGGGCAAGCTGGTGGCGCTATCTAATCCGTTTGCTCTGCCAGCCGCGATCAAACCTGCAACTGAAGTCATCCTTGGCCGTTCGTTCTTCGGCGGGGACATCGAGTCCAAGCGTGAGTTGACCACCATGATGCCGGGTGAGCGGTATCGTGACACGACGACTGAATTTGCCAAGATGCTGGGCAGCGTCACAGGCGATGCGGGGTTGACTCCGATCAAGATAGATTACCTGATCCGTGGCTACACAGGCGCTCTGGGTGTTGCGATTGCATCACTGGCTAATCCTATCCTGAACACGGAAGCCAGCACCGTTGAGCAGCCAACCATGAAGACCAGCAAGATGCCGTTCATCGGCGGGTTGTTCCAGCCGGTTGAAGGTAGAGGAACGCTTGACGCTGCGTATGAGCGCATACTGGAGATTCAGCAGGTACAAGGTACGTACAAGCGACTGCTGGAGGAAGGTAAGGATAAAGAGGCTGACGCTTTCTTAGACAAGTATGAGAACAAACTTGTTAGTGTTAACTTCTCTGGGCGGGTTCGAGAGCAGCTAGGCAAGCTGGCCACCATGCGCCGCAACGTGGTTGCAGCCGACCTTACCCGAGCAGAGAAAGACGAGATGCTCAAAGAAATTGATGAGCAGCAAGTCTTAATCGCACGGGAGTTCTTGTCTTTTACAGGTGAAACCAGACCCCGATAAGGCCGTTCTTCACCCCTACGCGGGCCTTGGCATGGAAGATACGGTGAGCTAAAGCTTTGCGGAGGCCGTCTTGTATGACGGCCTCCGTATCCAAACAGGGGACAAAGAACCCCTGCCCACGCTTAAGCTGCGACCAAGGGTACGTTACCTGTAAAGTCTTCTTCATCGGAACGTCTGGTTATCTTCATGACGGACACACGCATTGGTGGCCCTTTGGTTTTGGCGGTCATGTCTTTCTTGGGCATATACGACACCATGAACTGCTCTTCCAGATACTTCTTGAAGTCGGCGTAACCGAAGCTCATGGTGGAGCAAAACGCTTTTAATAATCGCTCCTCGATGTAGTAGTCCGTGAACCCGACAGTTGCGCCATGCTCAACCCTCCCCATAATTTTAGTTCGTGTGGTTGACGCATCAATCGCTCCGCCGTTACCCAACTCAGCCAGAACACCATCCAAGCCATTGAAGCGCACGATGATGAAGCTGCCGTAGTACTCCTGAGTAAACGAGTTCAGCACATCCTCAGCAGAGCGTGTGCCGGTGTTGATGGCATTACGCATGTACCGCACGGCATTGCCGAACGTATCCAACACAGGCTGCATCGGGATGTTGATTGCACCGCAGTGCTCATCAGAAAACAAAATGCCTGAAGCAACCGCAGCGCCAATAGCAGCCATCCAGAAACGCTCATCATTGGTAGCGTGATACTCACTATACATACGGCGCACTACTTGCGGAACCAACTCTTTAAGCTTGTCCAGATTCTGGACCATGTACTCAACGAGCATGTGCCCTGCGACCGCGTAGTTGTCCGCCAACGACTTAATGATCTCAATCTCATGTGGTTCCCATGTAAGTACATCGTTCATTGCAAACTCAAGCACACGCCGCAGTTCGCCTTCCGCAGAATGGGATTGAGCGCCTGTGAAGTAGTCCACCACGTACGTGTTGGAAGACATGATGGCCGTGTCCATCCACGTGGACAAGTTCATACGCTCCTTGTTGGAGCCAGACTCCATACGCTCCTTACCCCGCCCGTTGGTCATGTCCAGTACGAACTCGGAGAACCACCCAAAGTCTTTCCGGTTCTTCGCCGTAATCTCATCCGTTATCAGGGGGATGCTGTGCAAGAGACCAAGGCGTTGCTGCATGGCCACAGGAGACGTACCTTTACTGGTACGGTAGTGCACCGGGTGCCCCCAGACAGAAGCCGCAGCCTCCAGCGCCAATGATTTACCTGTACCGGAGTTGGTTGAGCCGCAGTGGAACGTCATACCGTAAATGCCTGTGAAGCGCATAAGCGGCCCCCCTGCCCCGGCCAGCATGATGCACACGTGCTGCCACATCTTCTTCTGGATGAACAGGTTGATGACCGCCCGCCACTGCTCGATTGAGCCGGTGGGTTTGGTGTTGGCAACGATGTTCTCCAGCCCCTCCATAGGCACTTCGATCTGACCAGTGGGCGTGTATATCTTCCCAGCGAAGACGAACGTATCGTCCTCCTGCCAGCCGTAGCTGGTGGGCACACTGACTGTGCGCTTCTCAACGCTTACCTTCTCCACACAGGCGCGGACGTAGTCGTACAGGTTCTTGTCGTTACCTGATCCGAAGGACGCCAGAATGTTCTGGTTGGCAAGGTGCTTCATGGTCTCATCCTTACTGACGATACTCTTCTGGGGAATGGTGATGGTGTTGGGGTTGCCGTTCCTGATCGCCATCATGTGTACCGTGTGTTCGCCCCCGGAGTTCAGGATGTCCACAGGGAACAAGTCGTAGGGGATCAGCATGATCTGGCGCTTGATCTTGTTGCCGTTAGCGTCCTCGTCGTCCTTCTCGATGAATACCCCGCCCTGCTTGCCGTAGGCGTAGCCCTTGGGTGGTTCAGGACGCAGCACCTTGCGGGCATACTGCTCGTTCTCCACCTGCACATCGATCTCTTTTGGTGCTACCTCAACGGCATACTCGCGCCCCAATGCCAGCGGGTTGGTGATCTTGCCCCAGTGTGTACAGGATGTACAAATGCCGGGGTTCTCGGAGTCGAACTTAGTGCAGGGGTACGGACCCTTGATCTCCCGCAGCTTGGTGTTCATCCGGTCTTCGTCATACGGGTGAAGCTGAGACAGCCAGATGACCGCCTTGGGTGCTTCCTCGCACTTCTGCGCTATCGACAGCAGCCCACGCCACAGCGGCTCCATGCCATCCTGCTCGGCGTTCTCCATGTAGTATGCAAGCTGACCGCAGCCCGTGCCCTGCTTGGTGCGATCAAATATCTTGCGAAACTTAGTCACTGAGTTCTCGAACAGCTTGACGCTGGTGCCTGTGGTTTCCGTATTGGCGGGCAGCGTTGGGCGTTGACCGGGAAGCTCGACCACGTTGGCCGGGGGTGTGGGCTTGGACTCGTAGGGGGTACCGGCCAGATGCTTGGTGACCAGCGCCTTGATGTCCTCGATGTCGAACAAGTCGCCCTCGTTCATGAAGCGCACGTTGGTGACGCCTCTGACCTTCTTGCCACTCTTGACCCCGTTATTGATCGTGCCCGGCACCCGCAGAATACGTGATGCATCGCCCGTCACAGTCGCGTCAATAGCCAGCTTCTTGGAGAAGCACAGGCGCTTGAACTGCTCGGCCACCGGCTTCCACACCGACTTCGGGATAGCTTCTTTCAACGGCCAGTATGCGTGTACACCGCCGCCCGAATGGACGAACCAAGGCTGGCCAAGACCTGACAGCCCGACCTCATCGATGAACGCCATGATGGCTTCGAACCCAGCCTTGGGGGACGGGTAGCCCTTCTGTTTGATTACGCCACTTGCATCAGGCAAGTCCAGCGGGTGGTTACAGTCCACATCAATAGCGATGCACTTGACCATCTCCACATTGGGTGCGGTACGGTCATCAGGGTTTTTAAATGTTCCCAGTGCGAAGTACGTGTCGTAACCATTTAGCTTATAGCTTTCAAGCGTCTGCTCAAGTTCCCCCAGTGTCTCTTTGTATACATGCTCTTTGTACTTCGATGTCAGTTCCGCCACGCAGTAATACCCGTTACCCGGTGGTGGGAGAACCGCCGCCATGAAATCAAGCGGGTTCATAGGTATCCTTTATTGTTTTAGTCGAACAGCGGAAGCTGGTTGGGGTCTGACGTTTTGTAGTCTGTTGCGCGTATCTGTGCCGCTTCAACAAACGTAGCCAAGCGGCGGATAAGTTCTTTCTGAAAATCGACAGGCATACCCGTGTCTGGTTCAAACATCAAGAGCGATGCGGTCAGGAGTTCTTTATCGGTCAAGGCTTGAGGTTGTATTCTTTGCATATTCTTCTCCATGCTTCGTCAGCGG